TATATTACACTAGTATAATTAGCTTGTCAATGATTTAGAATGATGAAACTTGGGCAACTGTCGGCAAATAACTATAAGTATTGATACCAGTTGTTTGGTTAGCTGTTACATGGCTGCCTGATGCATACGTGATATTGACTTGAGCGGCTACTGTGCCAGTAACGTCCTCGTCTATATCAAAGGTATTTCCGCTACTCTTGTAAGTGTCTTCCGTTGCGGCTGTCGACAAATCTTGCAATTCAATTTTAAATGTTAATACACTACCGCCAGCATCTAATTTTGCCAATATGTCATATTGGTTTGGTGCATATAACACAGATCCTGAACTGCCTAAACTAGCTGTATATATAGTAACATATGAACCGCCTTTATTTGCTAAAAAATAATTCCAGCCATTACTAGTATTTCCAGCGGTTGTTGTAGCAGAACGTGTGCCAGTTAAACCAAAAGAAATAGTTCCCATGTTGTTTAACAATGTGTACCAGGAATCATTTTTATTTGCAGGTACAACTGTTGCAGGAGGATAAGTTGCAGGTATTGTTGCACTAGCAGTTGATGTTCCTGCTTCACTCATACTGGCAGTAAATTGTATTAGTCCGCCCGAATTAAAGAAATACTGTGCGGCTTGTGCGGCAGTATATGAACCTCCACCGCCGTATGTACCACCATTCCATGTCACTGTGAACACATTATTAATTGTTTGAATATTACTTTCAATAACGTTAAGATTGTACGTCATTGTCGTTGTAGCAACTGATTGAGATATGTTAACTGAGTAACTTGTAGCAATAAATGGACGACTTGGAGAAGGTAATCCTGGTCCTCCTACTGACTGACTTAAATTGACATACCATTGAGATCCGCCGGCAAAGCCATTAATAATTGTACCTTGCGTAACACCTCCGTAAGCATCTCCTGTTCCGCCGCCATACAACATCATATTAACAGCAAGAGTACCGCTTGTAATACTAGTAATAGTTAATGTACTATTGACAATATATCCTGAAAAAACACAAGTGTTTACCGATGTGATCTTTGTGCCAGATGCAACTCCAGAACCTGTTACTGTCATGCCTGCAACAAGAGATGCACTTGGAAATGCAGTTGTTGTCATTATATTTCCAACAATATATGCACTTGCTGTAGGGTTTGGGTTTGGATTTGTTATAGTTGATCCACCCCAAAGATACGATGAACCTACTCTATACGCAGTATAGGGAAAATTATTTAAAGGAGAAGATAATCCTGTAGTGCTAGCTAGCATTGTGCCTGGAGGTGTTGCATAACATCCAGGATACGTGACTCCGTTCACAGTAGTACTACTAGAATTAGCTAATGCTGATGCTATTACACCATATGCTATTTTATCAACTTCTCGAATGTCTGTGCTTGTTGTAGGTATTGTAAGAGCAGGACTAGTAGCTACACCTAGCTGATGATAATTTAAATTTGTAATATCTAAATATAAATTATTCCAATCGCTTACTTTAACTTTACCTCCGGCACCTGCTAACTGAGAGCTATTCAAAATTTGTCCGTAACCCGGATACACGCCACCACCCGAAGTATACACGCTCATAATATTATATACTATTGTTTGAATAGCATTATAATCTTCATAAACAATTGGTATCACAGTACCTGTGAACGTTGTTGGAGAACCCGAACTTCCTACTGTTTGACTAGTGCTAACAGTATAAGTTCCTGTACCTCCAGTTCCTGTACCTTGAGCAAGTATATAAGTACTATTTGCACCAGCATTCCATGTAATAAGCATTGGCACTATTACAGGTTGGTTGGCAGTAACAGAGGTAACAGTTAATGTTGTCCCTGAAATATAACCAGAAAATGTTTCAGCTGTTGGAAAAGTCATATTAGAGAGGATTTACTGTTGTAATGTTTGGCAAATAATTATAAACGTTTTGTCCGGTAGCATTTACCATAGTTACATAATTACCAGAAGCGTAAGATATGTTTACTTCACTGGATAATGTTCCTGTAACATCCTCATCGATATCATACGGATTAGTACCGCCTGAACCAAATGCAACTTGTTTATAATAATCTTCAGTTCCAGCCGCTTGGAAAGATGTTCCGGATAATGTAGCTGTAATTAAATTACTAATTACAATGGGTGTGGCTGCCGTAGCATTATTATAACTAGTGGCTAGTGTAACACTATTGTTACCAGCATTTACACTTGCTACATAATAAGTTGTTGCCGAAGATCCTGTGCCCCCGGTCAATCCATTTCCGCCAGTACCTGTTAATATAATAATTGTTCCTTGTAGTATGCTTGAAATATTGCCTTGCGAAATATTTAAAAATACTGAGCTAGGAGCACCTGTACTGGAAACTGTTCCTGTTACTGTAGGGAAACTACTTGATAAATCTTCAAAATCAATCTGGAATGTCAATTGATTTGCTTGAGCATTTAATTGTGCCCAAATTGTATATTGGTTCGGTGCATATAAATTGGTACCTGGAGTACCTGCACTCTGTACAAATATTGGAGTAAATTGATTTCCAGCCTGTGATAGGAAATATTGCCAACCATAACTAGTTCCAGTACCGCCCGATCCACTTTGTGTAACACCATAATAACTAAAATTAATAGTACCCATGTTGTTTAACAAGGTATACCATGAATAATTTTTAGTACCAGTAGTAGGAATAGCACCGGCACTGGTAGGAATTGTAGGTGTTAATGTTCCTGGACTACTCATGCTGGCATTAAACTGTATACTACCACCTGAATTAAAGAAATATTGTGCGGCTTGTGCGGCACTATAACCATTACCGCCTGTCCAACTAACTGTAATAATATTACTAATAACCGATACATTACTTTCAGGAGTACCAAAAGAAGCGGAAAAAGTTACAGGAGAACTGATATTTCCAACAGACTGACTACTACTGATAGTGTAAGATGTTGCGTTGAATTGTACAGGATTTCCCGAAGTTCCTACATTAGTAAGTGTGTTATTTGTTTGATATTGAGTACCACTACCGTATAAAATAATTGGTTTTACTGGCAAATATGATTGCCCTGCACCATCTAGCATTGCTGGACTTACTATTGCTTGGCTAATTGGTCCTATTGTGTTTATAAGACCTGTACTATTAATATAACCTGAAAATACTGAATAATTTACAGTTGAAATTGTTGTTCCTGCGGCAATACTTCCACCAGAAATTTTCATACCTGCGGCAATACTTCCGGAAGGTAATGTTGTTGTAGTTAATGTAGTACCTGTTATATAACCCGTAGCTGTAATTGGTGTTGTAGGATTACTTGTACTTGTTCCGCCCCATGGACGACTAGTTCCGATTCTGTTAGAAATATATGGAAATCCGCCTGCTGTAGGGCTTGATGCAGAATTAGTTAATTGTGTGCTTGGTGGAATAGCATAAGCTCCAGGATAACTTACACCATTAACTGTAGCTGTACCAATATTTGCTAAATTAGTAGCTATTGTCTGATAGGCTAATCTATCAGTCTCTTTAATTTTAATTGCATTAGTAGCTGTTGTTAAACTAAGTGCAGGAGTTTGTACTTGGTGATAATAAACATTTGTAATATCTTGTTGTAAAGCATTCCAATCTGTTACTTTAATATTATTACCTGTGCTTACTGCTGTACTATTTAAAGGCTGTCCGTAACCTGTACTAGCATTGCCTAATATTCCAGCGATTGTTCCCTGAATAGTGTTATAATCGTTAGCTAATATTAAAGGAGTAGTACCGTTAAAAGTAACCGGTGATAAACTAGTTCCTACCGATTGACTTATGTTAACTTGATACGATCCGGCTTGACCACTGCCAGAAATTGCGGCAACAATGTATGTAATTGGCGTTGTTGGAGAACCCGACCATGTTATAGCCATTGGCCATTGTATCGAACCGCTTGAAGGAGCATTGGCATATAAAGTTGTTCCTGCAATATAACCGGTAAATGTTACTGATGCCATTTAAATTCCTTTTTATAAATTATAGAACTAAACATTCTACAAGTTTTGGACCATTATCGGCATTAGATTCTAATGCAATAGCAAAAATAAATTGTCCGTCTGCGGGTGCATTGTTGTCAGATTGTCCTGTTCCAGCACTACCTGCTGTGATAAAATCACCTTTATTAACTGGTCCTGAAATTATAGTTGGCACACGCCCTTTGATTGCAATATAAGTTCCACCTTCTTGCTCTGAATTCATCATATATGCCGGATTAGTACTTACTACTCCAACAGCAAATGTACCAATTTGGCATTGAGTAACTTCTTTTGTTCCGCCAACCATTACGACAGTCCCTTTAGGATAGTCTCGATCCATTATGTATTTTTCTGCTAAGTCGGCATAGTTAGCAGAAGTTGCTGTTCCTTGGAAAATGTTTGCAGATAAATTTCCATTTGAATCACGACCAGCAATAGTATTTGCAGAAGCGGTCGTTGTAGCTGATGCATAACCGTAACTAGCAAGACTTAATAATCCTGCTTGTGTTGCAGTACCAATAAACTGACTAGCATATACATTTAACCATTGATAAGCACTACTACCCAAACTGCTAGTTCCTCCAATAACTGGAAGAGCATCAGTTCCTGTTAGTCTAAGTACCGGAGTAACTGTTCCGTTCAATTGTGTTGTTTGGAAGAAAATATCGTTAGAGCTAGTAAATGTAGGAGCTGTAACGTTTGCAATTAATCCGCTCTGGACTTGAGCAAGTAAACTAGGATTTGAACCAATTGTAAATCCTGTGCTAAAATTAGCACTGGTTAATGTTGCGTTTGCAGACTGAACAAACGCACTGGTAGGCAATCCATTAAATAAAATTGAATTACTTGCAGTTCCATGGAATTGATATCCGCCAGTTGTAACACCGTTAGTCGATTGGGTAGTATTAACTAGCGTAATACCTTGTTGTATAGTATCAAATCCAGTAAATCCTGCTGTGTTACTAGGAATTTGGAATGTTTCATTACTAATAACTGCAACTGTTACACCTTCTGCTTGTACTTGTACGATTGGAATAGTTTTTGTACCAGCTGAATTAGTTAAACTTGTTGCATTTACTTGAGTAGTTAAACCGCCTACAGTAACTTCTTGTGGTCCGATTAGTACTGAGTTAGATCCGTTATAAACATAAAGTTGATTACTTGCTGTATTAAAATAAAAATCGCCAGATGTTAAACCAGCTGGCTGGGTTGTGCCGGTTTCTGCACCATTTGCTGTACGGAAATAGCTTCCGTCCCAGAATTTTAATTTTTTATTACCGCTATCATACCAGATTTGACCAGCTAATGGATTTGGCGGTTGGGTTGTATTTGCAAAATTTTCAAGCAACCAAACAAAATTATCATTTTGTGCCTGACCGTATCCAGCGTAGTTTTTACCGATTAGGGTAAGATCTGTACTAGTATCAACTGTGCCGTCCGCAACTGTTGCTAATAATACTCCATTGTAGTGATTAATTGTATATGACATGGTTGTCGCTCATCCTTATTTCAGTATATTTATCATAGTTTTGCTTACCAACCAGATGTTGTTAAAGCCGCTCTACCCCATGTAGCATTTCCGGTAGTTCCACCGCTTACACATACATAGATATAACTAGAATCCCATGCAATCTGCCCTGTTGTACCTGCCGCTGAATGACTTGCAGGAGTTGATGTTGCAGTTGCAATGAAATTAGTTGCTATGACACTTGAACTGGAATGTATTATTCCGCCCACATCTAATGGATATTGAGGTCTACTAGACGATGTAAATCCGTTGATACCAATATTACCAGTATTAGAACTTATAAAAAGTGCCGAACTATTAGAACTTACCGGTAAAGAAATTTCAAAATCCTGAGATGAAATATTAGATTGTATTAAAAATTGTGTAGAATTAACATTGATTTGCGATTGGTTTGCTGTTCCTAATGTTAAAGGTATAGCATTGTTAATCTGTAAAGATCCGCTTGTTGTATTTTGATAAGTGTCGGTTGATAAGAATTGTTCAGCTGATTTTAAAGATCCGTTGGCCGCAAGTAGTTTGCTGGCTTGACTTGTTGGAACATTAAAACTAATTCCTGCCCAAGTACTAACATTAAACCCAACATTGATTGTACCTTGAATTGCATTTAAAGTTGTAGGATTTCCGCTAGTTGCAACAGTTTGGCTTACACTGACACTATATGTTCCAACTCCGCCTTGTGCTACTCCGGCACCGCCTGGCCCTGTACCATATGCAGTAATAACTGTATTAGAAGCAATAGTGTTAATGCCTGGAGTTGTTATTGATTGTCCAACGCTGAGTGTTCCAGAAGTTACACCAGTCACTGTTAATGTATTGCCAACAATATATCCTTGAAATACTGCTGTACTTGTGTATCCGCTTATACTGCTAGAAGGACTAGGTGTAAATGAATCTTTAGAAAAGACACCCATCAATGTACTACCAACATATAACAATACGATTACGTGAGATACTCCGTTTACATCTGTTACAGTTTCAACTACAAATCCCGAAGGACCTTGTTTTTTAGTATAAATTGGTCCAGCTAAATTATTTGCAGTACCATCATTAAAATATAATTGACTAGTTGCTGTATTAATCCAGAAACCGCCTGTACTTAATCCGCTAGGAGCAGTATCGCCTAAGAGTGTATTACCAGTTGGGGCAAATGTTGTTCCATTCCAAACTTTTAAAATATTTGCACTGGTATCGTACCATAGCTGACCTATAATTGGATAATTAGGTTGACTTGTATTTGCAAAATTTTCTAACAACTGTACAAAATTTTCGTTGATGTACTGTCCATAACTAGTGGCGTTTTGTCCGATTAAAGTTAATGATGTATGACTTTGATCGATTGCACCGTTAGAAACTGCTGTTAATTTATTGCCATTTGTTAGATAAATTGAATAGGTCATGATAAGTTAGCACCAGTAAAGATAAGATAGTTAATAGTCAAGTAAGGATTCATCACATTAAATCCTGTTCCTATGTTAGATACTGTACTTGTTCCATCCGAAGAAACAGATCCTACTGTAATACCAGTAGTAGAAGAACTTGTAAAGAAACGAGTTTGGTCGCTGTCTGTTGACCCTGAACCGGCCGCACCGTATGATCCAGGTACTGCATTAAAAGGTACTCCGCCCTCGGCATATGGATCAATGTGTGAGTGTCCAGTTTGCCCTGGATTATTAGGATCACTAGGTTCGACAACTACGTGTTGGTGCTGTGGTAAGTTTGATATACCCAATGTTACATTTTGCCCGCCGTTTGTTCCGCCTTCTGTTTGAGCAGAACTTGCAGTTACGTTTTGAGAATTGCCTGCTTGACCGCCTGTAGCTATTGGACCAGGTGGAGTAAACCCTGCGACTTCCTGATAGTTATTCATTGTGCTTCTTCCTAACGGAAATCTAGCACGTAGGTCTGGTAATACAAACGCATTTGGATTTTGTGCAGTACCATATGTACTACCAATCACTTTATAAAGAGCAGAATATGTAACTGTGCTTACTTCTGATCCATCGCATAACAACCAACCAACTGGTATAGCATGAATAGAAGATTTGCCTGCCCAAGGAATAATTCCTCCAACAGGCATACCATAAGCACTGGTATTTAATAAAGGATCAATTTGTAAAAATGTTTGTTTAGACATATTTACAAGACTACCGCTACCTGCACTACCTTGGAAAACTAAGAACTGATCGGATTTACTACTTGATTGAGCTACAGTTCTAGCAGTACCATTACTGTTAGTCGTAACAACTGACGGACTCAATGAGGTATTAAGTACAGCATACCCTGAAGCACTAGATCCATTGAACCCTGTTCCATTGTCTGCACTAACGACATCTCCTGCCAATTGGAATGTAATAGTTTGTGTAAGACTACTTGCTGTTCCTGTGACACTACCAGTAACTGTTCCTGTAAAATTTCCATTAAAACTTCCCACAAATGACTGGGCGTACATGTTTCTGAATGGCTGTGTTTGACTTCCAATATCGTATTGTGGTGTAGAGTTTACCAGTACTGGAGGTAATATTATTGCGCCAGCAGTAGTATTTGATGTAATCTGTAATGCACCGCCTAAATTTAAATTATTGTTAATTGTTGTTGCTAAATTTGTTGTTATTGCTGTCGAAGATACTGAAAATATACTTGCATTGCTTGAATTATTAACAACAATACCACCGGTTGTACCAGTTGTACCTGATGTAATTATACCACTGACTGTTGTCGGAGCACCTAATGCAACTTTACCAGATACATCAAGATGTAATAAATTATTTCCATTTAACAAAAAATCAATATTGTTTGTACTGGTCTTACTATTAAATAGGAATGTGTTGTTGCCTTGGCCAATAGTTAAACTTAAATCAGTTCCAATACTAAGACCATTTGTATTTCTAATGTTGAAAGCATTATTTGTGGTACTTACAACATCCGATCTTAAAAAATTACTACCTTGTACAACTGATTGTGACGACCCCGAACCAACAATAAGTGCATTTGAAGACTGAGCTATACCCCAAACATAGGCTACGCCTTTATCTAATGAGTTACTGTATAAGTTTACACCAATATTAATAGTTGAAAAGCCGGCAATCGTAGCTTTAGGAGTAAAGGAATCAATACTAATAATTGCTACACGATATGCAACATTATTTGTAGCACTTGAAGCATATAATGAAATTACGCTATGTGATATGTTACTTGTATCAACAATAGATTCTACTAAAGGTCCTGTACTTGCACCTGCACTAAACTGTGGACCTATTAGCAACCATGTGGTTCCTGAAAACAAATACAACTGACTATTGTCGGTATCGACCCATAGGTCACCTTGATTACTATTTGTAACATCAGGAACACCGCCCGTGCTAGCTAATGTGCCTTTACCTTCACGTCTAATAGCACCAGCTTCCGGCCAGTTGCCTGCACCGTCATAAACTCTAAGTACGTTATTGCCAGATGCAGTATCATACCATAATTGTCCTTGAACAGGATTGCTAGGAGGACTTGAATAAGCAAAATTTTCTAATAAATGTAATAAATTTCCAGCAATTAACGAACCATATCCTGCATATCCTTGACCGGGAAATGCAAGACTAGTTTGCTGATTAACCGTACCATCGGCAACTGTAATAGCTGGTTTTGCTGGATTAGCAGAATCTGTAAATGCAACTGAATATGTCATCTATTATACTCCTACTAGGCCAGTTAAACTTTGGATACGTACAGTATAATCGATTTGAATTAATCTGTTAAGACTTTTTAAAACTGGATGAAATATAACATGAGTTAGTAGTAAACTATTTCCGCTTGCACTATAACTTTGTAATCCTAATTCATCGAACACATACGTTGTTTCGCCTGTTGAAGAAGTATCGTATGCACTTTGTCCGCCAGGCTCACCGTAATCCAGTAAACAAGTACAGAAAATATCTGTGTAGTTAACACCGGTCACATGGCGAACTTCAGTAAAGTTGCGAGTTGGATCGGTATTTGTGCTAGCAGTTGGGTCGATTACTTTTTTATATGTTTGATTGTACAAGCTGGCATTTGTTCCGCTGGTATTAGGTGTAAGATATGTAATAATTCCTGTAGGATCAATACTGGTTCCACCGTTACCAAAATTCATCTGGTAGATATATCCGCCATCTGTATTGTTTGACAAACTGGCAGCCAGGGCGTAACTTATGTTTTCATAATGAATAGCGTTACGTTTATTAACGAAAATTTCTTTGGAAACTGGGTCAAATATTTTAATATGACCTTCCACATGAATTCCTGTTTGATCTTTAGTCTGCATAGTTGTCTCTCTTAGTCTTATATTTATCAATATTTTAATATGCTAGTTTAATTATCTAACACCTGTTGTTTTTCTTGGATATGACGGTCCTGATGTAGGTCTAAAACCATAATTTTGTTTTGGAAAAGTACTTCCTGTATGGAAGTATTTGTATATCTGATCAACTTTTGGAGTACCAAGACCTGTAACCGCATCCCAGCCTGTAGTTGTAGTATAGCCCGTAGTATAGCCGTCTCTATTATCACCGCTAGTAATATCGTTAAACAATAATGCTCTGTTTGAATACCATGTGGACATATTGAATGGAATACGCTGTCCTAATTGTTGATTTAATCTAGCCCAAATACCCGCCAATAAAGGCGCCGCGGCGCTAGTTCCGCCTACTTGATTTAGCACACCATTTACGTAGTACGCATATCCCGTGTTAGGATCAGCAGGAGCACTTATATCTGGAACACCCCGATAAGGTAGTGCAGTTGGTGAACCTGTCGATGATGCTGTAATAGTAGTTGTTGTTAGTCCTGATTGCCAGCTAGGGAGAGGAACACTAGCACTAACGCCGCCGCCAGATCCGCTCCAAGCTGTTTCACTAGTAATTTGAGCACTACCGTTTAGATTAATTGAAGTTCCGCCGGCCGATACCATATATGGACTACAACATGTAGCGGCTGTACTTAGATTAACTGCACCGTTATCGCCTGAGCTTATAAAAACTGTTATACCCTTAACTACACAAGACTGAAGTGCTGTATCATATTGTGTTCCATCACCGATGCCCCAACTCACATCAAGGGCAGTTGGATTATTTGTAGTGTCTGCGGCTACTGCTAGAAAAATATCATTAATAGGTGCGGTTCCAGTATTGGGTGCGGTATAGTATGCAATCAATGCCTTTGGTGCTACACCACCTGCACAAAATATATCTAGCATACTTTCCAAATCACTAGTTGTGCTGGCAGTAGCACCGTCGACACTTATTTGTACTATAGTTGGAGCTGAAAGTCCAATCCTACTAAAACTACTATTAACATCAGTTTGGTTGTATCCTGTTACGTATCCGCTATAGGTTAATTCAAAAATTCCAACACATCCGCCGTAGCCATTAGACGGAGGCATATTATAAGCTATGGACATTTGTACAGGAGTTACTGCTGTCAAAGGATTTGCTACACTAGCTTCACAAACTACCGCATGTTTCTTTGCAATAAAACTTTCATCAAACCCTAGTACCTGTTCAACCATACTGGAAATATCTGCAGGTACTATTACTGGACTGTCGTGTGATGTATATGTTCTACCAGTATCATCGGTAACATCCAAAAGTGTTATATTAAAAATATTATTAAAATTTTCAACAGTTCCAAAAACTCTAATTAATCCTTTAACTCTGCTAGCTTCTACTATTTTAAATCCTATGTCTTGGAAAAAATCATTCACTTCTATAGTATTAGATTCTGTTGATCCGAACTGATACACATACTCATCGTGATCCAAAATTGGGTGAGTACCGTCAATTACAGCATCTGCATATTCTTTCAAAGTCATCCCATTATCGTGCGTATCCCTATGCAGGTACACACTGATTGTCATTGTATCTGAAAGATTTTTTAATCTACTAAACGTCATATTATACTTCCAACTTCAGATATGAGATTGTAACTGTTAGGTTAGATTGTGAAATACTGCTATTGTTGTATATTTTCAAATACATATTTGTGCTAGGAGTTGCATCACCATTGAATCCTATGACTGCTGGTGTGAAATAAACAGTACCGCTTACAGTACCAGTAGTTATTGCTTCGGCGATAACTCCTGATCCTGGAGTAGGATCTGTAGTAATACTTCTACTGCTGTCGTTTGATTGTGCTGTAGTAGTTGTATAAACAGTTACCCATGCACCCGCTGAACATGTTATACTATACAATGCATATCCTTTAGCTGCCGTTACAGTTGTAGTTGTGCTTGCACCAGATGTTAAGTTTACGCTTGTGCTAACTGTAGCTCTACTACTTAATGTTCCAGCAGATACGTTTGCTGTAATTATTCCGCCACTAATTGTAATAGTGGACCCGTCAACTTTGACTGCACCTAGCTGTGTTGTTGAAGCCGTAGGAACTGAAATTGTTCCTCCGCTAACTGTAATTGTAGTTCCATCTGGTTTAACAATACCTGCCGCGCCAGTTGTTGCTAAAGTTCCGCCTGAACTGCTAATCACTCCGCCACTGATTGTAATTGTAGAACCGTCAACTTTTACGCCACCCAGTACACTTGTTGTTGCAGTTGGCAATGAATAAGAACTATTTGCACTAATTACTCCGCCACTGATTGTAATTGTAGAACCGTCAACTTTTACGCCGCCCAGTACACTTGTTGTTGCAGTCGGCAATGAATAAGTTTGAGCTGTAATAACTCCACTACCGTTAATTGTAATTGTTGATCCGTCTACTTTGACTCCGCCCAATGTTCCGCCACTAGTTGTACCTGCTATTGGGAGAGTATATCCGCTACCTCCTGCGGCACTGATAACTCCTCCTAAGATTGTAATTGTCGATCCGTCAACTTTTACGCCACCTAATTGTGTAGTAGATGCAACTGCTAAACTAATTGATCCGCCAGTATTATTAATACCGCTTGAACTAACTGGTTGTATACTTACACCGCCAAGTGTACTTGTACCGGCAGCTGGCAATGAATAGCCGCTACCAGATGCTGATATAACTCCATTACTAATAGTAATAGTGCTTCCGTCCACTTTAACTCCACCCAACGTATTTGTACTTGCTGTGGGCAATGTATAAGTTGCTGACATTAGTCCGCTAATACCATTGACAGTGATAGTCGTTCCATCAGGTTTAACACCGCCTAACACACTAGTTGTAGCTATCGGTAATGCGTAAGTTGAACTAATAACACCATTACTAATAGTAATAGTAGATCCATCTACCTTAACTCCACCCAGCGTATTTGTACTTGCTGTAGGCAATGTATAACCACCAGAACCTCCAGTAGAACTAATAACTCCGTTAGTTATAATAATTGTACTTCCGTCTACCTTAACTCCGCCCAATACACTTGTAGTTGCTGTTGGTAACGTATAATTATTACTTGGTGTTGCACTAATGACTCCGTTACTAATTGTAATCGTTGACCCATCTATTTTAACTCCGCCTAATACACTTGTAGTTGCTGTTGGAAGTGCATATTGTGTACTGCTAATAACTCCATTGTTTATTGTTATTGTAGATCCATCTATTTTAACTCCGCCAAGTATACTTGTAGTTGCAGTAGGTAGACTGTATTGTTGAGCACTAATAACTCCGCCTACACTAGTGATAGTAGATCCATCAATCTTAACTCCGCCTAATTGCGTTGTAGTTGCTGTTGCTAAAGTTATTGTTCCGCTTGAATTGTTTAATCCGCTAGTAGTAACCGTAGGAATTATTACACCACCCAAATTGCTAGTAGTAGCCGATGGCAATGAATAATTGATTGCACTACTAATAACACCATTGCTAATCGTAATAGTGCTTCCGTCTACTTTAACTCCGCCAAGTATACTTGTAGTTGCTATTGGTAATGAATAATTTGAACTAATAACACCGAGGCCACTGATTGTAATAGTAGATCCATCTACCTTAACTCCGCCCAAAGTACCAGTACTTGCTGTTGGAAGTGTATATCCGCTACCGCCTGCACCTGTTGCACTAATTACTCCGTTACTGATTACAATAGTGGATCCGTCAACTTTGACACCGCCCAGTACGGAATTAGTAGCAACTGGTAAAGTATAGCTACTGGCTGTTGAGCTTATTACACCATTGTTAATTGTTATGGTTGTACCGTCAACTTTAACACCGCCAAGTATTGCTGTAGTAGCAGTTGGCAATGAGTATTGAGTAGTAGTTAATTGGTTTGAACCGTTTAGAGTTATTGTTGTACCGTCAATTTTAACACCGCCAAGTATACTTGTAGTTGCAGTAGGTAGACTGTATTGACTAGTACTTGCTTTAATAATTCCGTTGGTAATAGTAATTGTTGTACCGTCAACTTTAACGCCGCCCAACTGTGTTGTAGATGCTATGGCTAAACTAATTGCTCCGCTAGAATTTATTAGTCCGCTGGCAGCGGTAGCAGGAATAGTTACTCCTCCTAATATTGATGTTGTTGCTGTAGGCAATACATAAGATGGCTTATTATACAATTCTGTAAAATTAGCATTAATTTTTATGCCGGCTGTACGTAATGTGTCTCCCGTACCTGAATTAACAGCCGTTCCTGTGTTGATTAATTGTTGTGCCATCTTTTATCCTTGGTCCATTGTTGTGTTTCCGGTATCTAAACTAACATTATTACCGTCAAATGTTGGGTCTGTACTATTACTTATTTGAATAAAGCCATTATACCATATGCCAGGTTGTGCCTTAACAAAGGTTGATACAGTATCTTTTCCTTGTAAAATACTAGTCGTAGAAGTACCAGCACGTACACTTGGGGACTGATTTAATTGTTTTAAATCGTATCCATCCCATAGTGTTCCAGTAGTTCTGACCACTGTTATTAATGTACCAAACGCTGGAGCATTTGTTAATGTAATTGTTGAAGTTCCATTAACTGTAAAATCCGCAGGATAACTTACATCACCTGCTGGACTATACGGTGCATTATTAATATCAAATATCTTGTAAGATTGTTTCTTTAATCGAACAAGATCATTTTGTCCACCTACAAATATTTCAATCTGGTTAGCCGATGTAACAGTATACGGCAATGTGATTGTAGTTGTACCTAAACTTGTTATTTGTGTTGTCTGAACTGTGTCAATATAAGGAATAGTTTCACTTGGGCCGATACCTTGTACAAATGTTCCAGATGGATTTACTTTTGTTACTCCTGTACCTAACGTACCTCTGCGAAGTTGTCCTAGTGTATTTCCGGTTAATGTGAAGTATTCAATGCGTTCGCCTCGAATTTCAACAACGCCTGGTTTATTATTAGAAGGACTCGGTATATCAAGATTGCTTGCATCTGATACAATAATTGTAGTATCATTCCAATGTAGTGTTTGTGCTAGTGTTGTTTGTTTATTCAAATTCAAACGTTTATAATTTACACGATTCAACATGTCTTTAAATTGCATATATGCAATACTAGTTTGAACTACATTATTACCAAATGTAATTAATGTAACTGTATCCGTAGGAGATAATGTTTTTGCCAATGTGATACTTTGGAAATCACTATTTAAAATGTAATCAATGCTGTTAGATAACAATGTTGAATTTTTTATTACCCAAACATAATTTCCATCAATTACTGGACGATCTAATTTGATAATGCCGCCTGGTATATTTTTATAATTGAAATAACTAGTTGAGCTTGGAGTTATGTTATAACTTGAGTTATACTGAATAGTTGTTCTTTGAATATCCAATACATTCTGCACATAAGAACTAATAATTTCAACCACACCAGATGGAACTGTTGCAAATGTTATTTGACTAGTAGAAGGATTATAAGCATAGGCATTGTTTGCAACAATACTTACAATTAATTGCTGTCCAGAATATTGAGAATAAATTGCTCTATTAATCTTAATAGTAATACCAGTTGGGTCTATGCTATAATCAGAAGATGCATTTAATAAATTATTACCTGCATAAACTAGAATGTTATTAGTTGTTACTGACTGAGGAACAGCCTTAGATGGATCAATGGTATAATTTAATCTATTACCACCAATTGTAAAATAACTGTTGACTGGTGCGGACAATATTGATTGTCCTACACGTACAATCATATTACTTTCGTAAGGTAAATTATTTCCAATTGGGTATGACAAAGTGTAAGCCGATACACCAACTACTGGTGTAATTGATTGTGTTGTTGTGATTGCAAATGTTTGTTGCAAACCAGACACTATAATATAATTGATTAATGCACCGGCTGGTGGAGGAGATGCAAATTGTATTCCAATAAATCCAGCAACTTCATAAGATGTATCTGTTTCAAATAAAGTCACTGATGTTGCAACACCGTTTACATACACTAAACTTGTTACAGTACTATTCCAGCTAGCTCTTGTTATAAAATCAACTGTTGTACCATCACCAATAAAATAATCAATATCTAACAAATTAGATCCACTAAATCCGACACTATAAATTGATACAAGTTGGTTTGCTGTTGGAGTATTGATGAATGTAATATTAGGAGTTGTAGTGTAGTTAATCAAATAATCAGTATTATAAGTTACAATATTACCATTAAGTTTAACAATAATAGCTCTTGAACTATTAGGTTGTTGTCCAATATTATAAGTCGATGTTATTCCATCAGTTTCATAGTTAACAACTTTTATGTTAGCTGAACCTGTTCCAGTTTGATCATATACTTTAATTGCAAGTGTATCTACTACTTGTCCCGGTACTACTTCTTCTGGTGCAGGGCTAGATGTTGGTGTAACAAATCCGTCACCGTCTAATAAAATATCATCAGGTGCTAGTCCGGTTGCAGTTGTATAAGCTAAATTGCCGCCATCTAATTTTGTATCGTAATCAGTATCCGGTGTTGGTACTGAACCATCACTAGTACTTTCACGTAGAATAAATCTGTCTCCAGTATTTACAGTAAAAGAAGCAGGAAGTTCTATGACATTTGTAATAGATTGATCAATCACAGTTCCACTTAAAGTAGATGCAAAACTAGTAGTACTAGCCGACCCGCCATAATCGACAGCACTAAAAGATACTGATAAACTAGCACCACCGCCACCGATCGTTGCAGGAGTAATAGTAGTACCAACTACTGGAGTTTTTATAATAGCGTTGGCATTGGTTTGCTGTGCTGTTCCAAAATTAGGATCATCTAATCTAATTGGACTATATGTTCCAGTTATATTAATGGTAGATCCCACTGGGTACGCTGTTTTTAATGTAGCACTACCTGGTATTAGTACAACATCAGTTAATTCTTGTAATTTTTCTGTAAATGTAACTTGTGTCGAAGGTAACATGTTAGTTAAAATAACTTGACTCAACGTTACAGCATTAGTCGATGTGTTAATTGCTGTAATTGTTGTATCATAACTAAAAGAACTCACTGTAGCGGCTGTTCCTGTTCCTGATCCTACACCTGTTGCAGTAAATGATTCTCCTGTTTGATTAGCTAATGCGCCGATTAATGTAAAATCGGTTGATCCAATACTGCTAATTGTATAAAGAATACCCGGAGTAAATGACCCCGCAGTAACCAATGCGTTAGTGACTACGGCTCCAACTTTTAATCCGTTTAAAGAATTAAGTGTTAATACATTACCTCCTGCAATATTAGAAACTGTAAGAGAACTACCGTTAGTAGGTAAAGAAGAAAATATTATTGCTTGATCATTTGGTGGAGTTGCATCCGGTGGAGCACTAATTTTTAAAATTGTGCTACTGACAACACTAACTACAGTTTGTCCAGACAAGAAATATGCCGGAGTTGCAACACCGTTGACTGAAGTAGTCGATGTTATTAACATTCCAGGAATAATTTTTGAAGTGCTTGACACTTGTAAAAGTATACCTGAACTACCGAACGAATTATAAAAACGTAGGTAAGATAAATTATCTGGAATAGAATCTAAGATAAGTGTTGTACTATTTTCTATTCGAAGAATTTTTTGTCTACTTAAAAATCCTTGTCCATAAATTCTCATACCAGGTACCATACCTGTAGTAGACGCAACTTTAACTATAAACCCTGCACTACCTAAAGAATTATATGTTGTAGTAATTCCAGAAGTTAACGCACTAGTTGTAATTGTTACCGATGGACTAATTAAATTTTGATCCACTGGGTAAACAAGTGTACTACCGTCCGATGTGTATGAATAAGTTTTTTGTTTAACATAATATACGTTGATATTAGTATTGTTAGGTGGTGTATATGGTAACGTGAATACGTGAGTATTTGCTAATACTTGAACAGAGTAATCATTAAAATTAGGATCTCTACTATCCCATGTATCACTCAAATAAGGTGCATCGTCCCAACCACCTGAAATGTTAAAGTTTAATCCTGTAACTGTTACACCGCCGTAATCTGTTCCTGTCATTAACTGACTTAAATCTTTACCTAACTGTCCTGTTGTAGGATTGTAAAAATATTGAATTCTGTCTGTAGCTGTTAATACTGAGATATCTTTATGATAAGTTACAATAATTGTTGATCCAACTGCTATATTAAAAGTAAATGTAATGCTACCGGTATACTGAGTATAACCTGATTCCATTGATGTCACTTTTGAAAGAGTATATAATTCTCTCAAGACAGGTGTTCCATTTACAGTCACTACTGTTTGATCTATTCTAGTATCAGGTGCCCATGTCAATGGATACTGTACACGATTAATTATTGCAGTAAATGTATCAACTTGTTGCAGATTAGTAATATAATATCCATAATTAACTCTATCAAATTTCATACCTACTAAATTTGAACGTACTAATCCGTTGCCAATAATTGCAACTGCTTGAGCTTGCACTCCGTTTGCACCTAGCCCGCCATTAATTGTCACTGTAGGTGCAAATAAATAACCGTTACCACTTGCACCAAATTGATCAACATTTAATAAAGTTATTTTAGAAACTTTACCATTTGAAATCAATGCGTCGGCTGTTGCTGTAACAGGATTTGATCCTGTTGGAGATGATATTATAATCTGCGGAACATTAGTATAACCGCTTCCTCCATTTGTAATGACAATTTCAATAACTTTAAATCCAACATTGTCATTCCAAAATTTCCAAGGATAACTTTCAATCAACGGATTACTTGTTTGAAGTGTTCCATTAACATCTGTTACTTGTATTGTTGTAAATCCGCCATTTTCGTAAGTAGTTTGTAAATCAAAATCAGTTACAGCACTTTCAGTTGTATCCATACCAGTATAGTCACTGATATATTCTCTAACTTTTGTTCTGTAAGGTTTAACTTCAGCTACATAATCTTCAAAATTTCTTAAATTATCAATTGGATAGTTTACAGGCTGACCTAATGTACCTACTTTATGGGTAGCACGTACAAAACTTGTTTTAAATATCCAGTCAATGAAAGGCTGTTCGCTATGTGCATAACGAACATTAGTAAAGAATAGATCTAAATAATCTTGTTTTAAATCGTCTATTAGAATATTATTTTTAATACAATTAAGAATTATTCTTAATTCAGCACTGGCTTGTACGTCAAAGTCACCGCCATCGAAAATGTTAGCATCATATCCAACATCTGTACCTGAGAACGAATACAAGCTAGATTTAAACTGGATCGTTCCATTTTCTATACCGACAATTCGATAACTTTGTGTCCAGTCTACGCTAGTTGAACTAGCATATTTTTCTAATAATATCCAATTGCTACTGCTACCATTTATAATCTTAACTAATATACCGATACCCTGGTCACTTAATGCCGAAAGACTTTCATTAACTACAAACAAATCTGCAAATGTGTTTATTTTAAAATCTGGTCCGTTAAACTGGCTAAAACCAGTTGCATACCAATCAGTGTAACTCCAGTATTTTCTAACATCATATGACTGTGATAAGGATCTTGACCAAATTCCAGTAGCAGGATCATAAGAGTAAATACTCCATGCACCGTATGCGGTACTGTCGGATAAAATTAATACAGAATAACTTCTAATTGTACATATTGTATTGTTGTTATATCCTTGTCCACCATTAATAATAGTAGCACCAGTTATCTGACCTAGTGCATTAATAGTGGCTTTTACTATTGCGCCTTCACCTGATCCAGTAATTTCAATATAAGGTGCATATCCATAACCATTTCCAGCATTTACTATTGTTATCCCAGTGATAGATCCGTTAGTTATAACAGGTTTTACTGATGGTAACGCAAATGATCCAATACTAGCAAATTTTAATTCTGCTTCTGTATTATAAGAAATATCCCATAATCCTAGAATTTTATCAGGAGTAGGATCATAACTTTCCAACGCCGATATGTTTCTAGAATTAGTTGTTTGGTATGTACTTAATACAAGATTGGTACGTTCAATTAATTCTTTAATTGCTTCTACACGATTAACAAACATTCCTTGACGAGGACGATTTTCAATACCGTAACGCAATTTAACTGGTAAGCTAGGATCCGGTACTGGTCTACCACCCTGGTCGACACCACATAAACTATCAAACCATTTTTGTTCAATGGTATTTGGTAAATCTACAACAGGATCGTTACTAATTAATTTCCATTGGCTATGAATATTTTGGTCTGTTTTATCAATAGTCCAATATTCAATTGCTAGTGCTACATCAGTTCCGTTTAGATATCGACTTGCATTTATAAGACTAAAGCTATTAGTACCAGTTAATGCAAGACATGTATAATCTTGTCCGCTTGGATTTGCAATTAAATTTGCAACATCATTTGCAGACATATTTCTTCCATCGACGCTAGGAATAATTTTTTTATTTTTTACCCAGAAATAATAAGTGTTTGTAAATGTTTTACTTACTGTGTCATATTTTGTAGTTGAGCTATAGGCTGAATTACCGTATAAACTTTTTCCGCTGATACCTGCTGTTAGTCCAGCTGGTGTATCAGCAATACTATCCCATACACTAGGTAATTGATTATAACTTACCCATTCGTAAATATCAACACTTGCACCTGCGGCAAGTGTATTCCATGCAGTGTTTCTATATAAAGGATCTGCAAAATAATTATTAACAAATTTACAAGTTCTCAGATCCCACCATAGTTGACCGACTGGTTGGTCTGACCACCATCCTTCAATTCCGTTTGAAGATGCAACATTAACTGTTACTGTACTATCACTGTAACTATAAGTTGCTGGGTCAAAGAACGTTTGATATTTGATTTCTTCTTCGGCAGGACCTGGAATTTTTCCTTGTAAAGGATCTACAACATCCAAATAAGTAGACAATGTTCCTAATTTTTTATTATACAGGAATGCTTTTTTAATTTTACTTACATCTGGAATGGATACTTGCGTGTTATAAATTGTCCAGGCAAATACATTACTTAACTTTGTATATGTATAAACTTGTCCAGATTCAATATTATTAAACATTGCATACGGGGCACTAATTGCAATTTGATTATTGCCTACTGCAAATCCAGTTCCGTATCCTTCTCCAAATTTATTTTCAGTTGCTAATGATTCGCTGAATATCCATTTACTATTGTATCTGTCGTAAATGTCAACCCTACCACTTGCATTATCTGCTGTTAAAAAATCAGTTGAATTTCTGTCAAATGTCGTTGTAGAGCTATCAAAGGAAGTACTAACTGTAGTATCACCGTATAAACTATAAACAACAATAGTTTGACTATCATTCATAAATGATATCTTGTTACCAAATAAAGAATTAGTTTCAGGATTATTACTAATTAATGCTTGATTAAAAATATACTGTCCATTTACAAGAGAATATACATTGATACCGCCTGCTTGCACTTTTGTATTACTTTGTGTATCATCGGAAATAGCAATATAATTTCCATAGTCGGATATTGCTATTCCAAATCCAAAATTAGAGTCAGATCCAACTAACACCTGCATAAAATCAGGATTGTTAACATCAGACACATCGTACACACTTACTGCACCGGATGACGATACTAATAATGTGTTTCCATCTGCTGTTATTTTTAATGCACTACCAAAATTTACAGGGTTAGTTAACGATGCATCTGGATCGATATGTCCACTATAAGTCCATGTGTGTTCTACAAAGTTAATTGTTCCGCCTGGTAAACTGTTTTGATCAACCGGTGAATCTAAGAATAACGTATTCAAAGGTATAATTGGAGCAGAAGTTCCGCTTAGTTGATTAGTGCTAGCAACAGCAAATGTTAAATTAACATCGTTATTAATAACCAGTTGTGTAATGGATGTACTCATGTCTTGAGTAGAACCAACAATCAAATAACTAAATGCTTGTTGTGATCCGTTTATTGTAAGATTTTCTTGTCCCTGGCTTATTACAATAGTATCAGGTAGAATATTTGTACCTGTAACTGTCATACCTGCCAACACCTGACTTAAATTATAACTAGCACTATTGGTTACACTATAGTAAGAATATAATATGAATTTGGTTAATACATAATCAACTTTTTGACCACTAGTGTATCCACCGTTTGCACCAGACACTGCTATCATACCTGCACGTATTCCAAGAGTTGAATTAACTACTAAAATATTTTGTCCTGACTGAACTAAATTGTTGAATATAACTGTAGTTGCAACTCCTGATCCTGATCCAACGTTAGTTGCAATAAACGTTACGCCAACAGTATTTGCAGTTGCACCCATTGTAGTAAAATCTGTTGTACCTAGAGTGTAAATTGTATAAGTTGTTCCTATAACAAATGACCCAGCCGTTACTTTAAGTATTTCAGATGTAGTAACTCCTTGGTTTACTGCTTCACTGCCTACAGGATTATACTGTGACGAAGCCAGTGTGACTGTTGTATATCTTAATTGATAAACTCTACCTGCTCCGTTATTATGTCCAGGAGCACCAACGTACATAACATTATTTCCAAAAGCTACACTAGAACCAAATTGTTCATTAGTACTAGGAGATGGACTAATAATTGAATCAACTAAACTATAATTGTTATTTAAATCTTTAACATACAGGCTTATCGCACCTTGTCCTACTATTGTGGAATTTATCCCCGATAAAGAATTTACAGGAACATACGGAATAATTTGCCATGATAAAGATGTTGAGGACGGAGCAATTCCATTACTAGTAATCAAACACTCATAAAATATTCCATTTGTATCAGATACAATACTTCCAGGAGTATACGTATTGCTACTGTTATACAGTCCTACATAGCTGGTTGCTACTCGGTTGACTGTTGGACTACCGCCAACTAGCCAGACTCCGTCATCACTAAAACTTAACACAGTAGAAAGTTGTGTAGGTTTTGTATTTTGTATTGGATACAACGGATTAGGGTTAGACATGAAAGGTGCAGTAAGAGTTGAGCGTTGTGCCCAAGGAACTACTGTTCCTGCTTTATCATAGGTAGTAATAACACCGGTTGATCCATTAGTTACTGCTAGTACAGAACCTTTACGATTCATAGCTACAACTGAACCAAATTGTAAATTTGCAGAGAATGAAATATTTGCCAAGGAAGATTGGCTAAACGCTGGATTGTATTTCCAAGTAGCCCAAGATCCTGCCCCACTATCATCGGTCCAAACTAATTCACCGGCTTTAAGTTTAACTGTATTACTTGTTGAATTCACAGTGTCTATACCTGCAAATCTTCTTGATACTAAAGAATACATTACCATCTGTCCAGTTTGTGTAAACGGAGATGGAAAATTTGAGATTTTAGTATTGATAGTAATTACATTTAAATTAACAGTAGCAATTTGATAAAACCCATCAAAAGTACTTAGATAAACACCTTGACTATTAATAGTTCCAGTTTCTCTTACTCCAATGTAAGAACCTGCTGTTAATGGTAAGCTATTCAATGCTGTTATTGTTAGTACTCCGTTACTGTATGCAACAGATGATACTCTGATTTTTAAATCTGTAAAACGATATATATTCCAACTGTTATTATCAAATGCAGTCCAAATATACTGGCCTTCATCGATTGAAGTAATGGGGTATAACAAATTTCCTTTACTATCGGTATCGTTAATATTTGATAATGATTTTAAACTAAATTTAACATCTGCTGGATTAATATAACCAGCATCACGCAATAACGGATTATAATTTGTGTTTACTGGAAATGGATTAGAATTATAGCCGAGTGGTTTTACATATACATCATTAGGTGTTTGTTGATTCACAAAGTCGCTAATATTTTTATTAATAGAATTTGTTAAAAAATATCCTTGAGGATTATTTCTAAAATCTTTTTGGTCTAACACAAATTCTATATCCTCAAAAGCATTAGTTGCCCCATATCGGCCAACACGCAATGCCCACTCTTCATAAAATACTAGACTCTCCGCTTTGTCTTCGCTCAATACTCCAAACAAATGATTCAGCACATTTTGTGTACCTTTATCTCGAATCATACCTTGATAGAATTTAAATTCGCTGACAGGGTCTTGTATGATATTATCCAGGTACTGTCTTTTTTGATAACCAATTAAATGTTGTGCAAATTTCTGTTGATCTGTATTAAAATTATCAACGTTAAGACTATAAAAATCTACAAACTGTGTAGCAACATTTGTCCAGTTTGGCAATAGCTGTGCCGATGGTTTAGATTTTAATCTGGTCCATTGCTCAGATACAAAATTAATTGTTCCTGCTGTAAAGGCATTAGCACTATAATAGTTTCCTTGATATTCAATGATATCGGCCATATTATAATCTTGCCACGCTTGCCAAGAATCGATCTTAGCGGCATCATACACAAATCCAGGAATATCTAATCCGCCGTACCAGCCTTCGGTTACATACCCTGACAATTTTAAACGTTCTCTTCTATAACCTGTAGCAGGATTATAAATGATATCATTAAAAATATCTGTATTATTAATTGTCACTACATGTTCATTTTGTATCAAATAAAAACTTGCACAATAAATTCCATGTGTACCTCTTGGACTATATGTAACGGTATTTCCAGTTCGATAGCTATCTATATCGTTTGGAGTTAAAGGCGTACCGTCCACTTTAAATATTTCATAGCTGTTGAACGGATTACTTATACTGTCAACAACTGTCAAATTAGTAATAAAATTGATACCATTGGCACTAGGACTTAAACTGATAACACTACTTCCAAGATTGCTTAATCCAGGTAATGCAGTCCATAGATTGTATTCAAACACAGCAGATGCCGGAATATTGTAGTTTGCACTATAATAATTGCCGTCGTATCGCACTACAGTTCCGTAACTATAAGGTTGATTTACAGACCAGTCAGACCATTTTTCTTGTCCGTTACTCCAGTTTTGTGTTGTCCAGAACATGAACTCTCTAGCACTAGTGGACCAATTAGCAACACGGCCAAGATTATTATTGAAATCATCAAATATGAATCCTTGACTTAAAAGATATTGTTCATATCCTAATAAAAAGTCTACTACTTCTTGAATAGTAGTTAATTGTGTTCCGTAAGGCAATGTTTGTAAAGATGTGGTATCCCATGCCGATCTGAAAACAGCAGATACTCCGCCAGTTAACGGAAGAGATGCCAATAATGCGAATGATTGACTATTAAAAGTTTCAGTAGCAACTGTACTAGTTACTGCTCTGTAATAAGAATTTCCATATTGCACAATCTGTCCGGCTGTATAAGATTGTCTCGGAGTCCAAGTTACAAAACTTTCTGAAATTCCTCCGACATTGACTGTGATGCCTGATTCTAAATAATTAAAATAATTAAAATATGGTTGTGTTTTACTATAACCTTTAATTTCAAAACCGGTTGATAATTTTGTAATAATCACACCACTATAGGTTATTTTTTGAACAGGGCTAGAACTATTTAAAAATATGTTATAACTTTCTGGAGGAATAAAAACACTACCGGTAGCCAATGGGGTTTTACTTTCTAATAGTAAATTAAATTGTGGCTGGTTAGTAAATGCTCCAACTCTATAACTTAATTGAGGAGTTAAATTAGCTAAATTTGCAACATATAAATTATATGAATCTTGATTATTACTAAAAATAATATTTGAAATAAGATCAACTACATAATTGATTAGTCCAGCTGTTTGTACTCTAGATTTACTAGAATATAAATTAGGAATTTTTACATCAGCTGGTCGAATACGTAGCCCGGTGTCTTTATAAATTAATTGTCCGGCAATATTTCTTTCAATTCTAAATCGATCTAACAAAATTCCAAAAGTTTTAGCAGGAGTTAACAACAAAGAAGATACTAACACACTAAATGGATAATAGCTACTGCGTCTCCATGCTGATTCAACTGGTCCCACATCTCCAAATACAAAGACACTATTTGTATTTTGTAATAATGGTCCGCTGGCCAATCCGCTAGTTGCAGGACTTACTAAGTTTCCAGATTCGTCAACTGGTAAATGATTTATTAAGAAAGGTCTTGCAAATTTAGATAATTTAATAACAGGCATCCCAGGTTCTTTAACAAGTCCTGCAGAGATATCTTGCCACATAGGTAAATTATCACTAGTATAAGGTGCTGGACCATACACACTAACCCACCAATTGGGTTGCTGACTAAATCCTAACATTTCCCATGGGCAAAGATTAGGACGATCGGTATCTAGCATCCAGCGATATACACCTCTCCAAAATCCCGGAACAGGGTTACCGTCCGGTGATGTATCAAAAGAATAGTTATAAGTGAATAGATTAGCAACATCAAAATTTACAGGTTGAGTAAAATCTACGCCTACTAATCCAACCCAAGAATAGAATGAAGGAGAAAGTACCTCGTTAAATTCGCTTAGGGTGTAAGGAGTAGTTCGGTTATATCCTGGAATTATATCTGCGACATCAAAAATTGTAGAATCGTATTTTACTTTAATATTATTAAAAATTCGTGTTTCTAATTCTAATAATACTGCATCTCTATAGTCGCCATATGCTAACACAATGCTACCGTCGTGCCCTTGTATTACGTTTTGCGGAGATGCTAGTGTTGTATCTAAATAAATTTTAGGAACAAATGCAGGCCAAATTCCTAATTTAGTAGGAGTTGGCGGAACAAAACTTCCATCTGTATTATCATATTCTACTGTAGTAATTGTATCACCGTTAGTCAACACAACAATATCTGTAATGACAATAAATCCTTGACTATTAAATGTATAGTCTTGTCCGTATATTAACTGAGTTTTTATAGCATTAGTTGTATGATAAACACCGACCGCCTGATTGCTAAGTTTATCCAACGTAAAAACACTAGTTAAAGGATAAGTTTTTATTCTATAATCTACAACTGTAAGATGTGTAGTAATACTTGCACCGTATGGCACCATATCACTAAAATAATAAGGAGCAGTATTTGGTTTGTTACCGTTAATAGATTGCATTACTAATTCAACCATAGTAACTGGATCTGTATCTACTCCTAAATTACTAGCTGCCGCAATAAAATTACGTTTAAAACTATTATAATCATCCCTTGCTGTTTCAATAGCTTTAATAATATTATTAGATTCGGATGTAATATGATATAAACTTAAACTTAAAGGTCCGCTATGTTGTACAAATTTTGTTCCGTATTGTGTTACATTTCCTAAATCTCTTAAATTATCATCTCCCGGGAACACTCCAACAAATCCCGTTGGGAGGTTGTCAATAATACTAACAACATGGTCAGTAACTTCTCCCAATGTAAATGTATCAATAATATCATTTAATGGATTATTTTGAAGATTCAACGGTATTTCATAATAGCCGTTACTGTTAATTGCTTGCGAACTAAATGCTCTTATTGTTAATACATCTGTTGTAGTAATTGGCGTATTCAACACTAATTGTTTGTATTGAGGCGTATCGACTATTGTCCATTCTGAAGGACTAACTCTAAAACTATTAATATAAACTTTAACTACAAGATCTGATAAGTTTTTTATGTCATCAAAGATGTCAATGTTAAAATTATTTGTTTGTTCAGCACCTTCATAGATACGCACAGCGGCTTGTACTGTTGGTGTGGTACATGTTTGCCAGCCGTTTACATAACTAGAAACTCCTGCAAAATTAGTTTTTAATAAAAATCCGGTATCAATACCTGTTGTGATAGTAGTCGAATTGTCTTTATAATTGAATGTATCTATTGCAAGATTAAAATTAAAAACAATATCTCCAATATTTGCAACATTTAAGTAGCTTAATGGAAATCCTAAAACTGAATCACTTGGGCCTGATCCTACTTGATAAGAAAACAGTTTAGTTCCTGTAAACGTAGAACCTGGATAAGTGGAAACATCACTAAAACTTATTTCATTATTGTCAAATATATCAAATAACGGTGGTTGGTTTGAAGTTGTTTTTTGTTGTCCTTCAACCCATGCTGTACCATTATACCAATACATCTGGCTTTGACCTTTAACTCCTTGTAATACTAGTACTGATTGATTCAATTCTGGAGTTGCTACTTGAGTTAACTGTATTTGATTGCGACCTTGAATGTTTACAAAACTTACTTGATATATATTTCCTCGCACTAAAGGATCGGCATTTGCATTTGTAAACAATATGCGTTGCCCATCGGCTAATGAAATACCATCAATCGTATATCCTAACGACCCTTCAATTACATTAAAGACATCAGTTGTGTATGTATCAACTAAATCCACATCTGCTATTGATATCGTTCCTGTATTAAATAATTTTAAACCAGCTTCAAATTCAATAATAGGTCTGTTAGCTCTTGCTGTTTGATCTAATGAAGGAACATCTGTATTATAATTTGCACTAGCTATAATAACATCTTTATGAAACCAACGATTGATCCTAGACCAAGGATTATGATCAGTACTTGCACGATTAATTACTATATAATCTTTAACATTTGCATAGCCTGTTGAATCATCAAAGGGCAACGAAGCAAATGGTGCAGAATCAAATTCGACTGATAAATTGGAAGTATAAGGACTCAATATCTCTAGTAATTTTTCAGAAACTAATTTAATTGCAACGCCAACTCCTTCAACATAATAGCTACCAATAGCATATTGCGATGGAGCTACATTTCCACCAAAATTTACTTTCATCCCGTTACTTAATGCAGTTCCGTCTGAAAGGGTGTATGTTTGTTTTCCAATAATTTCTTTATCTACGTCAAGAAATGTATTATCTACAATGTCAAAAATTTCAATGGCGCCGCCTAAATTAATATCAGTTTCGCTTTGATAAAATATTAAACTAGGAGCATTAAGCGGTACTGTAAATGTTATTGTTCCTAACTCTACGCTATGATCACTAACTCCTTCTTTATATAGATACCCTTGTTCTATACTACGTTCAGTCATAAAACTAAAAGGATTACCCGGGCTTACAATATTAAAATTGTAAGTTTGACCTCTATATAATTTTAATACAGGATTTAAAGTTAGTCCGTCAGGTGTAAACAAATATTCATTTGTATTACCTTCAGCCTGTATTGCAACATTGTAAGTACTATTCGTACCTAGTTGCTGACCGTAAATTGTAATAGTGTCAGGGCCGTATGGTAACCAATAGTAATCTTGAAAGTTTACAAATTTGTCCCAATCGATATGAGGATCCCAACTATAGAATTCTTGATTGTTTAATCTGTTATGATTTTTTGTGTTGGCTCCAAACACTCCTAACTGATTGATATAGTCAATATAATCTTTAAAGAATGTAACATTGCCTAACGCATCTGTTACTGTAAATCCTGGCTCTAATTGATAATTCTGTCTAGTATTATCTGCCGCAGTAACATAAACATCTTTACCAGTTGCGGCTTTTGCATTTTTACGACCAATAAATCCACTAGTTTTTGTTATTGTACCAGGTTGATATAACTGATCAATCGTCGATTGCAAAAACTTTTTATTTGCAATAGTCTGATAAAAATCAGGAAGAAAATTAACACCTAGACCAGTGCCGGTTGGAATATTACTATTGGCCATTAACTATTTGCCCCATAATTTGCACTTGTTATTTGTTGAAGATTTGCTGTTGAAGATAATGCAGTACCTGTAACTGTCTTAAGGTTACTTGGAGTTAGTCCAGATACTACTTGGATATTGCTAAATGTAGCACAGCTTAAGAAAATACTATCACTTGCACATGTTATTTCAAATAAACTTCCAAAATACTGACCAGATTGTGTTGGAACTATAACGAAACTAATAATATCCGGTGCTAATTGTTGCATTACATAAGTCGATAATTCAGTAAAATAGAATGTATCTCCAAAATTCCAATTTTCTAAAGCAAAGAATTGATTGATAGCTGTTAGAATACGTGCAGTAACATTGGCATTAGATACTGCCGAACTAGGATTAATAATAACTTCAAACACAGCTTGAAGACCTGGATCAGCTGCCGCTCCGAACAGTAATGTATAATTTACTGGATGATAGATTATTTCGTCTGAGATTGATTTAATTATGTTAAGATTTGGTGCTAATAAATTATTCAACTCATCCTGACTTGGGGGCAATGGTTCAGTGCCTGTCGTTCCGCCATCCACCCATTGTCTAAATGCAGTATCGTAACTCTTAGTTAAGATATAAACATCTATAATATTACTTGCGCCTGGGTCAATTCTTGAATTATAATCTGCACTATGAGTATATTGAAATTTTAATCCGTCGCGGCCGACATAAACTTTATAGTCTAATGTTGGATTTAATATTCCGCTTGCCACGGTATACTGAACTACTATTTGTGTATCTATAAAATAAAAATACTGTCCGTCAGTCCATTGTGATAACGGATAAGCCAAACTTTGTGAAGCTAAAATTGTAACTGGTCCAGCTCCGCCAATCGCAGGATCATTATAGACATATTTGTAATCTTCTTGTCCTTGAGAAATAGAATACTTTTTCTGTACAATATAAGATGTTGGTAATGAAGGGTCAACAATATCTATGAATCCCTGAGGGTTGTCAACACTACCATTGTTTAATGGATCTGCAAAAGTAATTATAACTTTTTTAGGATCAATGTATCCGTCTTGTCCAAAATATTCATTTACAACTTGCCATGAGTAATCAGTTGTGAATGCAGATGTCGATAATGGCTGTGTATTAATGCTTAGTACTTTAATGATATCTGAAATTGTTGAACTTGATACTATATCGTAAATTTTTACACTATCGTCAAAGTAAAATGAAACTTCTGCATCACTTTCAAAAACATATCTTAAAGATCGCTGTGTAATTGTATAAGTTTGATTATCTGTTGTAAACAATAAAAACCAGCTAGCATCTAATTGTGTACTAGAAACATCTCCTTGATTTGTTAGACTAAAAGAACCTGTAGTATTAAGATTATTTTCAAATATAATTTGCCATGTCTGGGTTGGGCTGTCATATCTCAAACCAAAAGATTGATTATTAAAAATTAAATCAATTATTTGTGTTTGTACGCTCGAGGTTAATGCTGTTGAAAATGCTGGAATAATTTGTGTTAGTAACGGAGTGGCTGTTATTGCTCCTAAACTATTAAACAAAGTACTTACAGGTTTACTTAATGTAATTGGACCTTGACCATTAGACAGCGTAGCGGTTGTTCCGTCACCTGACACAGATTCAACTGTCGCCCACAAATAAGTAATACCCCCTGATGGCAAAACTCCCGAAGCAGGTATAGCAGTTAGTATATTTTTTTGCAAGGTATTAAAATAATATCCGGTCGGTGCTGTAAACTTAATCAAAGCCCCTACTCCAAGATACAGTAACGCATTTGATGTATTATTGTATCCAACTGCTAACGGCGTTTGGTCAATTGCACCAACATATCCAGTAGAACTGTTGTTATCAATAGTTTTAGAATACCAATTAGCACTAACACTCTTTGAAATAAAGTTAATAAAATTGCTATAAAAGAAATTTCTAATGTTAGGATCTTCTAATATTGGAAGAATTTTATTATCAATAACTCCTTGAATATCTGTTTGTGTTACATAGGTAAATGTTGTTCCAGTATTGAATAATTGTTGATATAGTATACCATCATCAGCAAATAAATTTGTTGATGAATATTTTCCGGTTGGGTCTGTCAGGTCAAAATATCGACTAATTCCGCTTGATGTTCTATTAATAGCTTTAACTTTTGCCACTTGTAAACTTGCACTCAACGGACTAATATTATAATCTTCTCCTGTGATCATACGATTTTGTGTGTAGTATGTTTGAGGAGCATTTTGTTTTATGCTTGCATTGGATTCAGTTGTGGTTGCATTAATTACTGACGTTTTTAAAGATAATGTCAATGTTATAACTTCTGGTGCATTATTAGCAGAGATATAAGGAACAGAAATTGAAACGTTATTAATATCCGTCGAGTTAATAACGTAAGACAATCCGTTACTAATTCTGTAGTATACTCTAAAAGTACCAAGAGGCATCTGACCAAATATACCGTCTGCAAAATTTAATATAATAGAATCGTTAGTTTGTGTTGTAACACTATAAATTGTTGTCACATTTTGATTCAAACTGTTGTATATAATATTATTACCGGTAAGTGCTGGAATCTTTGTCCACAAAACACTTTCATTTCCGTTAGAATCTAATTGCCATAACCAAACATCTGTATTGTTTATATTAGGTGTGTCAATGTTAATTTGCATGTTAGTACTTGGAGTAGTAACTGTAAATGTTGCATTGTTCAATGTACCTTGCGTGAATCGAAAGAAAAAACCTGTGCCTGGACTACCGGCGCCGTACCCGTCATCAGTGTAAACACATGCTACTTGATTTCCAATTTTTGGAGTTTCTTCGTATATGTACGTCTGTGCATTAAAAGTTGTACTAGTAATATCAAAGTCCATCGATCTGCCAGCTACCGAAGAACTAAAAGAATACACAGGAAGATTTGCGGCTACAGCATTAAATCGATATTGTGCTGTTGGGATATTGTAAATTGTTGCACTATCGGATGGATTTCCAAATTGTTGATTTTGTGGAAGTGCCGCGTTGATAATTCTAATAAATTGATCATACCAATTAGTATTACTAGGATCGTTCCATGCAATAACTTGTCCTGACAAATCTCTTGAATTAGAATCTAAAACATTTTCAGTTGTAGAAACCGTGGCAACTTTTAACAATCCGCTAGCACTAACACATCTACTAGGAACATAACTAACAAGTTGTGCCAGGTTGATAAGACTACTACGACGTTCTGCCGTTTCAATAAAATTTTCACGAGCATTTAGATCTACACGAAATGCAATACTTTGTCCTACAAAAGCAATCAGGTCAATAAGAGCTAGATACTCACTAGATTCAATATAATCATTAAAATCTTCAGGAAAATTTGTACGGATATAATCAATCATTGTACGGCGTAGATTATCAAAATCGTAGCTTTGGAAATTTGCATTGCTAAAAGTTTGATATATCTTTTGCCAATCTTCTGCTAGTAGTAGATTATTTTGTCTAGTAGTTGAACTCATGATTTATCCTAATATTAATATTTATCGAACAAAATTATATGCGTATTTTATTAGATATTTGATACTAGACCGTTGTTTTGATCGAATTTTAATTGCAGATTTTCACTAAGATTGTACGCTGAATATGTCAATCTAAACTCAATTTGTAGTCCTGTATCATACTGAGATATGATTACATTGGTTGCCTGAACCCTAGGATCTGCATTTACGATTGCATTGACATTCTGCAATAATAGTTCCTTTATGTTTTCTGTCAAAGGTTCAAACAACAAGTCCCATATTATACAACCGTAAGCTGGATTCATGAGTCTTTCGCCCTGACGTACATAAAAACTGTTTAGCAAGTCTTGTTTGATTAGTTCAAAATCATACAATGCAAAATTTTTACTATTTGTATTAACTGTGCTGAATCCTCTGTACAAACGAGAAGTTGGCTTGTTATTAATGTTCGATTTTGTTGTAAGATTTGTTTTTGTGTATAAACTGTTTGCCATGTTAGGTCTCCGTTACTTTGCAGATTGGTTTGAACTTGGTGGAATAAAGTTAAACGTGTCTGTTGCTGTAGTATACTTTAAATAAAAATCTGGTGCTGTAGTTTTTCCATTACTAAATGTTATTGGCGAAGTCGATGTTATATCTGTCTGCGAAGCTGCCATCGATTTTGGATCTAAATTTTCGTGCTGAGGCCAAGGTTCATGATTAGGAATACGCTTCATAATACTCACTATTTGACTACCGTTAGTGTCGTAAATATTATTAAATGTTGGCAAAGGTTTAGGAGCAGTTGTTAATGCCTTTGATGCAACTCCTGCACCGTTTATACCAAGGACACTTGATGCAGTTATTATTAAATTGTTACTGCTGTTTAAATTTGTATTAACACTAGTTAAATTTACTGATGTACTTGCACTAACATTAAAATCTTTAACTACATTAATATAATCGCCTGTTACTTTTACTTTATAATTTCCGTTAACAATAAAATTAAAGTCGCCGCCTGATTCTAATTGTGTTTGTGTCGTAGATTTCATATTAATACTACGTCCAGCTTCCATATTAATATCTCGGTCAGCATAAAAATTCATATCTGCTTTTGTATGGATGCTGACACTGTCCGAAGCAAATATATCAATTTTTCCCATGCTAGACATTTCTATCCAACTAGTACCTGAGGCATTTCCAATGTAAATTAAATCTTCACTGTTATGCAATAATATCTGATGTCCGGTACGTGTACGAATTCTAACCATCTCGTTGTGAGGTAGAGTAGGATCTCCAGATTTATCGCCTGCTTGAAAACTTGCATAATCAGGAGGACCTTCGCTAGCATTCTTTTTTCTTCTAAATCCAGAATCGCCATCATCCATTACAAATGTTGTTCCGCCAAGTCTGCTGATTGGCTGGACTATTGGATTATTATTAAGGGAATCCAAGCCAACTTTGCCTGTTGGAGCACCTGGTGTTTTATCTACTGGGCCAGGAGTACTAATTCCAAATACAGTACTAGGTGCTTCTCTCCTTGCACCGCTAGTTGTAATTCCTCTGATATCGTCAAGATTTAATCCTTGATTTGTTAGTATTTGTGAAAAATATTTGTGAGTAGGTTTAGGAATTTGTGTTGCTGGTTTAGATGCATTAGCAGTATCCGTATTTGCAATTACTTTATTATATTCCGATGTAGGAGCCCTTAATGGTTGTCCGCTTGGAGTAGTTCCCTGCTCAACAGTAAATTCTGTTGAAGGCATTCCGGGAACCATAAAGTTACTTTCGGTATCAGGAACACATCCTATCCAAAATCCACGAGATGGATCGCCATTGATAAAAATTACAACTACTTGTGTCCCCACATCCGGTGGTACAAACCACATACCGTAACTTTTTTGTGTTCCGTCATAGTCATTATTATTACCAACAAAGTCAGCATTAGTTTGCCCTGCAAAAGGAAACATAGCTTTTACTTGGAATGATTGATTGTCAAATCTAGAGTCGCCTGCTTCTCTTAAGATTCGTACTTTAAGACCTCCCATGAATTTGCTGTCAAGATGACCTTCTACTATGGCTAGTCTAGGGACTTCGGGTGCTTTTTGTCCGCCTGAACCTTTAGCTGTATCTATTCTGGATATGGTACCTGTCATTATTAAACCTGCGGTATATCGCCACGATTATATGCGGCTGTGTATTCGGGAGTGCCGGGTGCCGGTTGAGCGGCAGCTGGAGATTGTTTGTCTGTACCAATAGCTTGTCCAGGTTTCAAGCCAGAACTTGAAGTTACTGAATTTGGCGGTGGCTGATTTGGTAATCTAATACCGTTGAGTACTTGTGTAAATTTGCCGTCTTTAAATGTACTCTTAACTGTAGTTAATTTATACAGTCCTTGCCATTGATATGCTGTCTTATTTGATGAGAAGTCATACAGTCCAGTTGACTGATTTATATCGTTAGGTGATTTAAAATTAACAATAAAAGAAACTTCTCCTCCTTGATAATTCATATCTCCGTCTGATGTTATATTAACCTGGCTACTGACGTTTGCTGTATAGTTGCCCATTCCAGAATTAGAAATATAGTAAGGGTCTCCCATAATTGTTATGTTAGCATTAGACATGTCGTAAGGAGTATTAATTACATCATGGTACCAAGCCGCGGCTTGTGCTGTTTGAGCGGCTCCGTATGTACCTCCTATCCTACCTAAAGATGTTTCAGTTCCTGTATAACGCAAAGTCTGAGCGGCATTTACATTGCCCTTGTTAACTTTTGCACCATTGTCGTTGACTTGAACTTCATCTTTTTTAGCATCCTTATTTGCTTCACTAGCAAAATCGTTTCTATTTTGTAAAAGTTCACTTTGTGTATTTTTAAACAAATCAGGAGCCATTCTCATAATGAATGCATTTTTAATTTCAATATTAAAATTTAAAATTTCCGTGTTTAATCCTGTGTAGATATAGTTGTAAACTTTTGCTACTTTTTTTCTAAGACTATCTAGACCAGGAGGAACTACGTTAGTTGCTAGACTCCATGCAACGTGCGATTTGTATTCGCAAACTCTGTATACAACAATCTTAGGTAGTCTTCCTTTTGATTTTATATTGTCATCAGAATTTATATGATAAACTTGTGTATCAACTCGCCACCATGTTCTAAATCCGTCGGCATCAACTGCACTACTTTTAAGATTATCAACCGCATATTTGCTAACAAATAACACTTTATTAATCATATCAATAATGCTAGTGCCTTGTGGAAATTCAAATTCAATCGATTTTGGATCTACAACCTGCGTAGATGCTTTGTTTACTTCTCCGGTATTAGGATCTACTATCGATTTTGCAAAAGGTTTATTGGCTGCTTTTATTGTCTCACCGTCAAACTCTGAAGATCCAATTTTATTTACAGTACTAGTATCTTGTTGTGCAATTGCCTGTTGCTGATCTGCTGTTTTTAATCCTATACTTTTTAAAAAACTTGCATCTGTACCTGATGTAATTTTACTTACTGTGGCAGATGATACATTGTATTTGCTGGAAGCATTTGGAGTTTGTGATCCAGATTTACCTGTTTGCAAAGTGGATGGAAAAACTATATAAATTCTTTCGGGTTGATCTGCACCACCGTCTTTCTTTAAATTATCATAGTACTTGTTCAAGGCAGCTTGCAAACTATGAGCACCGCTTTGCAAGGCTTCTTGTACAGTAAGGCCTGAAAAATTCACGTTTGTTTTAAGAGCAAGATATTCATCTTTTAAAGATTCTCCGTTGGCAACATAGCCTGCACAGTCATACGTTGCGCCAGCGGGAGTCATTTTCATATCAATTTTTGTAAATTTAAACGGAATATATTTTGAAGTAGATGGTATTGATGAAATTGCTCCGCCTTCCGTGTTTCCCCTAAAATCAATAGTAATCAAATAAACAGCATCATTATAATTTTGATACCCAGCTAGCCCTGCCGCACCAGATAATGCTGTAGGAAATCCGCACATGCTGTATGGCTCAACTATTTTAAATTCTAAAGTTAAATTGCTTGTGTTAGTCAATTTAGGTGTGAATGAAACTGTACTATTGACTGTAAGTTCAGTCATATAAAATTCAAATTTAGTGCCGCCGATAATAAATCTGTTGTCAGGATTCGCACCAGCACTTTTTAAAATTGCAGTCGGTAGTTGTCCTGCAAGGTATGATGAATTTGGAAAATTATAACTTGCAGGATCTAAACAATAAAGACCAAACACATAATCGTAAGATGCATAACTGCTCAAGACATTTGGTCTAGGCAAAGAAAATTTTGTAAAGGCATCCGATATTGCAGATCCAAGATTAGATAATACAGAAGCCATATTATATTCCCAATGCTTGTGTTAATTCGCTTAATTTACAAATATATATTTGTGTTCCTGGAATAAAATCTAAAATAGGATCTTGTAATACATCTAAATTTCGTTGAATGAAAACCCACCATAAATTAGCATCGCCGTATAAGTCAAATGCCAGTAGGTCTGGTCTATAGGTATATTGCGGTTCAATAGTATATAAAAAATCGTCTGGATTTGCACTGACAGGTCTGATATTTAAAATGTCTAGATAGTTATTTGTAATAGATGTCAAGTACCAAGGACTACTTGTAGAATAATCTGCTTGCATTTTAAATGTATCCCGGAGTTGTGTTTAGATATCCGCCTTCAACAAATCTGTCAAGGCTAAATCTTTGACTTGTATTTCTTGCATACATTGGCTGTAGTGTAACTGTAAATGTACTTTTTACAGGAACATGAGTATATCCTCCTGGGATAGACCCGCCAGTTCCAAATAATCCTGCAAGGGCGGCTACTTGTCCAACACCGCCTGCAATACTTCCTATTCCGGCAGTAACATCTCCCGCTCCTGGAAAGATTGAACCAAGTGCATCTGTTATTCCACCGACTGCATCTGCGGCACCTTGTGCTATACTAGCGGCACTGTTGACTACTGGTACACTGATATAATCACAATCTTTTGCCAACTGAGTTTGAAATGATGTAACTGCAACTGGCACATTGTTAAACACATACTGACCATACGCATTAAAATTTACAATCGGTGGAGGATTGCCAGCCTTTGGATCATTTCCGTTAAACATTTTGGTAAGACTTCTTAAATAATGCATGGCTGCAATCCAGTACAAGCCTTGTGTTTGATCCTCAACATACATTGGAGCAGTAATCTGAATTGTACCAGGATCACTATTTTGATATGCATGGAAATTGTAATTTGTATGCGGAATATTCAAAGGTGTGTACTTTGCCTGTGCAGTTATATTAATGTCTGGAGTGTAAGGAAAAATCATGCCGCCTGCATCGATTAATGGTTTCATTACTACACTGGTTCTAAAACTAGGCCAGGTAGGTATGCTTAAACGAACACGCCATTCATTGGCGCCTTCCAAATCAGTAAAAGCAGCCGAAGCGGCGTATATATCGCCTACTGATTCACCAGCAGTTGGTAAACTTATCGAACGTACAGAACTTAATAAATTGGCGGCATTACCCACCGCTCCTGCCAATGCAGTGATTTTACCTGCTTTATTGATAGCAGATCCAATCGAATTAGCACTTGCGCCTTGTTGTACCTGTGCTGTTGCTCCTGTTACGGCCATAATATTATTCCTTTTTGGTATAATATTTAGTTGACTTTATAAAGTGCGTAGTTTATAATTAACCATTAGAGGACTCTTAAGGATGACAATACCAGCAAACCCGCCCAAAGTAAATTACTTAAACAACAAAGACATGTTGGCCGAAATACACAAATCAAAAAGTAGTTATTGTGTATTTTCCAAACCAGAATATCATCAATACGATATAATCCTGCCCAGCGTAGATAAAATTAATATTAGAACTATTGCAGAAGCCAAACGTAATCGTGCCAAACGTATTGGAGACACCGATTATGCCGCTCGTAAAAAGGGCGGAGAAAAAATTAAACAAGCCGACTGCGAAATTGATTATAAAAAAATTCCAAAGACAGATGTAGTCTTCAGGATCATGACATTTGATCATATTCCACTTAACAATACACGTAAGAAAAATCCAAAGAGTCTTGCAGATCACCGTGATAAGGTTAATTTTCCTCCTTTCCAACATTGGAAATTTAATGACGAAGATGAACTCATATGTGTTGGTAAAAGTCATTGGAAAGGTGGATTGAAGACTGGTCATTTTGACAAAAATGCGGGCCAAATAACTAACACCTTAGCTCGTATGATGTTAAAATTATGTGAGCGTTATGCTACTCGGGGTAACGTTCGTGGGTACACATATAATGACGAAATGAAAGGTCAGGCTATTTTGCAACTTACACAGATAGGACTACAATTTGATGAATCGAAATCAGACAATCCTTTTGCGTATTTTACTGCGGCTGTTACTAATAGCTTTGTTCGTGTTATTAATATAGAAAAACGCAATCAAAATATCCGTGACGACATACTGGAAATCAACGGAATGAATCCTAGTTATAGCCGTACTGGCGCAGGTGAACATGCAAACGCATTAAAACGACACAACGAGGATACTGCTAGTGAGTAATATGTTTAAAAAGATTGCCGCTTTTACTGACATACATTTTGGTCTTAAAAGTAATTCATCAATTCACAATCAAGATTGTGAGGAATTTGTGGATTGGTATATCGCTAAAGCAAAGGAGGAAGGTTGTGATACAGGTATCTTTATGGGTGATTGGCACCATAACCGTAATAGCCTTAACATTACTACAATGGATTATAGCCTTAGGGCCTTGGAAAAGTTGGGTCAGGCGTTTAACAACTTCTATTTCTTTCCTGGTAATCATGATTTGTATTACAAAGACAAACGAGACATACACTCTGTGGAATTTGGAAAATACATTCCTGGTGTTACTGTCATACACGAGCCTACTACTATTGGAGATGTCACCCTTTATCCGTGGTTGGTGGGAGAAGAATGGAAAAACATAAACAAACGTACAGGCAAATATTGCTTTGGACATTTTGAACTTCCTAAATTTTTTATGAATGCCATGGTGCAAATGCCGGATCACGGAGAACTACAAGTTGACGCATTTAAAGGTTTTGAATTAGGGTTTAGTGGACATTTCCACAAACGTCAACAAAATGAAAACATGGTTTATATTGGCAATGCGTTCCCGCACAACTATTCGGATGCATGGGATGATGAACGTGGTATGATGATATTGGAGTGGGGTGGACAACCTGTATATCATAGCTGGCCTGGACAACCTACATATCGAACTCTTAAATTAAGTGAACTGATTGATCGTGCCGATGAAATTATTCTGCCTAGACAACATCTTCGTGTTGCATTAGACATTGATATTAGTTTTGAAGAAGCAAGTTTTATCAAAGAAAAATTCATTGCAGACTACAATATCAGAGAACTTACATTGATAGCTGAAAAGAAAGAAATCGAAATTAACACTAATATAGATATTCAAAGTTTTGAAAGTGTTGATCAAATTGTCAGTAATCAAATTGTCAGCATTGATTCAGACACCTACGACAAAAATACACTACTATCGATTTACAGTAACCTATGATTATAATAAAAGAACTAACAGTACGTAACTTCATGAGTGTGGGCAACCAGACTCAAGCTGTAGACTTTGGTAAAGAAAATTTAACACTCGTATTAGGTGAGAATTTAGATCAAGGCGGTGATGATAGCGGAAGTCGTAACGGTACAGGTAAGACAACCATTGTAAATGCTTTAAGTTATGCACTTTACGGTATTGCACTCACTAACATTAAAAAAGATAATCTTATCAATAAGATTAACGCCAAAGGTATGTTGGTTACACTTACATTTGAAAAAAATGGTGTTCTCTATCGTATAGAACGTGGGCGTAAACCTAACATATTAAAGTTTTTTATTGATGACCAAGAGCAAGAAACAGACGAAACAGACGATGCTCAAGGAGATATGCGTGAAACCCAGAAGGACTTAGATGACTTGCTGGGCATGAGCCACGATATGTTCAAACATATTGTTGCTCTTAACACTTATACAGAACCTTTCTTAAGTATGCGGGCTAACGACCAACGTGCTATCATTGAACAGTTGTTGGGTATTACATTACTAAGTGAAAAAGCAGAAACTCTTAAAGAACAAGTTAAAGAAACTAAAGATGCTATTACACAAGAGACTGCCAATCTCGAAGCTACAAAGAAAAGCAACGAAAAAATACAATTAAGTATTGATAGTTTGCTAACCAAACAAATGGCTTGGGGTAATCAACATACTCAAGAGCTAGAAAAGATGGGCAGAGCCATTGTCGAATTAGAGGACGTAGATATTGACGCTGAGCTTGCGAAGCATGCGGAGCTCAAAGTGTATGACGAGAAGTCAGCGAAGCTGAAAAGCCTAAATAAAGAGCGTGCAACGCTCGAAAGTGCGATAGCACAAGCGGAGCGAAGCGTCACGAAGTACGACGGCGAGCTCGTCAAGTTGGCTAACAAGACCTGTCACGCATGTGAACAAGAGCTACATGATCACAAGCATGAAGAAATGACATCAACAGCACAAGGGCACCTTGACGAGGCCCGAAAGTATTTCGACAAGGTCACTAAGGATTTGTCAAAAATACAAGCCGAAATTGCTACCCTGGGTGAGCTGACTCAACGTCCTTCAACGTACTATGACAGCGTGGAGCAGGCTCTTAAACATCAAAACAACTTAAAAACTCTTGAAACACAGTTGACTATCAAAGCGGGTGAAACTGATCCGTATCAAGAGCAAATTGAAGAACTGCGTATGACTGCCATGCAGGAAATTTCTTGGGACTTGGTCAATGAGCTGACTCGCTTGAAGGATCATCAAGAGTTCTTGTTGAAATTGCTGACATCAAAAGATTCATTTATTCGCAAAAAGATTATAGATCAAAACCTAGCATACTTAAACAATCGCTTGACCTATTACTTGGACAAGCTGGGGTTACCACACACAGTTACATTCCAAAACGACTTGACGGTCTTAATCACACAGCTGGGGCAAGATTTAGATTTTGATAATCTAAGTCGAGGCGAACGCAATAGACTCATACTGGGCTTGTCGTGGGCTTTCCGTGATGTATGGGAAAGTCTATATCAAAGTATTAATTTGCTGTTTGTTGACGAGCTCATAGACAACGGACTAGATCCTTCAGGAGTAGAAGGTGCCCTGGGCATACTGAAAAAGATGGGTCGTGAACGCAAGAAAAACATATTCTTGATCAGTCACAAGGAAGAGCTGATAGGCCGTGTAAACAATGTACTGAGAGTTATCAAAGAAAACGGTTTTACCAGCTATGCAAACGATTTAGAGATACATGAGTAGACATGTAGAACCCAGTCCCTATCAAAATGAAGAGTCGCATGAGCGTTTGATGCATGCTTTTAAGGAATACTTTAAAGAAAATCAAAAATGGCAAGCTCGTGGGACTCGTCGTGCTGGGGAAAACATGCGATACTGGCTGGCACAAATACGCATTATTGCCCGGGAACGCAGGGAACATGTGCAACAGTATCGCGTATGGTTAGATAAAAACAAGGCAGAACGCAAGGCAAATCAAAAGGCAGGGGAGGGTGAGTCCGAATAAACTACATAGTTAATGTCTTGGACTTATCAATCTCAACCAATAGAAACACTACCAGAAGACTGTATAGGATTTGTTTATATCATAACAAACACTACTAACGGTCGCATGTACATAGGCAAAAAACTAGCTAAATTCTCAAAAACCACATACAAGACAGTAAAATTAAAGAACGGCAACAAGAAAAAAAAGAAAATTCGTAGCAAAATTGACTCAGACTGGCGGGAATATTATGGTTCAAGCCCAGAATTAAGCAAGGATGTTACGGCATTAGGCACAGAAAATTTTACAAGAGAGATACTGTTTCTCTGTCGAAGCAAGGCAGAATGCAGTTATATAGAGGCTAGAGAACAATTTTCACGCAGAGTTTTAGAATCAAATGACTATTATAATGGTCATATTCAAGTGCGTGTACATGGTTCACATATTCGCAAACTTCAAGAAAACCAGGCAAAATAACGCCAAATAAGCCCGCACAGGCGATAGTATTGTGCCCTGAATCCGCTCTGATGTGTGGCGGCAAGGAATCTCTGCTTGGCGCAGAGTAGCTGGATCACTATCCTTTACAGGACGCGGATGGGATATGCCTATGAATAAACCCGTTTGATCAGCAAGAAAATATATTTTACAGGCTAAAAGAGAGGAGAGAAACCTCGGGTTTAATAAACGTTTTACGTTGTTTATTAGACTGCCGTCATATAAAGACTTGGCTCGTGGTACCGGATGACCGCCACTGTAATGCCAAAACGTAAGAGTGAGCATGTTCGACTCGGATAATGTTTGTCATTTTGCCCGCCAGGGCAAAGTGTGACTGAACGATCTGGATAATATCTTAAACGCTTCGCGTTATAAGTGTTGTTAACTAATCCTTAATAGTTCGAGCGAAAGCGAAGAATAGAAGAACGCAAGTTCTTCTTAAATGACTTGATAAATATCTTACAGGAATTGAATAATGAAAGTTTATGAAATAATCTCAGAAGGAACTGGCAGTAGTATATTGGCAGCTATTGATAAATTTGCCAGTACTACACCTATTTCCGGCAAAGCTGTTACACTTAAAACAGAAAAAGTTCTTGGTGGTTATTTAAAAATCATCAAGTATTTGAATCTTGCCACTTTTATCTATCAGTTCATGCAACACAGAATGGTCATTGAAAAGATGATTCAAGCTGGAGAGCTAGAAAAAGAAGACTATCCTGTGGCCATGCGTCTTGAAGCTGAAAAGATGGTGGTGTCTATGATAGCAGGCGGTGCTATACTGCGTGTTATTCAATTTTTCTTTAGAATATTTTTAGTTGGTAGAATTGCAACTGGCGTAGTTGGAACTGCCGCTGGTATTTTTACCGGAGGCATACTTGCTCCAGAAAGTATTGCTTTATTGTTGGCTCAGGAAGCCGCGGCATTGTATTTGCAAAAATGGCTAGCTACCAAAGAAGGTCAACAATGCGTGGCCTATGTTGTACTACACTTGGTCGATCCAGGTGTAAAAGTATTATGGGATTTAGGACCAGGCACATTTGCTGGCAAACTAAAAGACTTGAGTAGCAAAGGCCAAGCTGGATACGATAAGAAATTAGGACCTGGCGATATCGGCGATAAAATTTCAAACAAACTTAACGGTTTGGCAGGCACTGCTGGCACAGCATTGGGTGTAGATGCCACAAGTTCTAACAGTAAAGATACCACAGCTGGCAGTTCAACTCCTAATGCATCAATCAACGCTACTTCAGCTTCGGGCAATGGTCTTGACACGGATAAACTATTACATGATCCTGCCAACTATACATCAGACAATGCGTTTGCTAAAAAATACGGAAATCCTTGGCAAAGGAATTAAATCAGTGGCAGGCCTGAATTCTTAGTAGCTTCTGTATTACCCTTAATTATTTCTGAAATCAACTTGATATCTTCATGACTGTACGTGTGAAATAAATCGTTTATATTCACTCCACCACGCATGAACCAACTTATTCTAAATAATTCTTCTTTAAAATCTAAAACTTCTTTTTCTAGCCTAACAAGATAATCTTTAATATCTTCGTTAGTCATCTTTGTTAGGCGCCAACGAAAAAATTTGTCTGATTTAACTCCAATAAAATTTTGTCAGCTGTATCGCAAGAAGAGCAAACTATATCAATATCTGGATACTTCATATTTTTAATATTATTTTCAAACTGTGTTTTAAGTGATTGAAAAACAGCTCGGTCACATTTCTCTACAAATTCTTTAATGAATTCTCTTTTAACTACCACAGTGTCAGGTAATTCAATGCTTTCAATGCTTTCAAACATCATGTTTGTTTGTATTACTCCAAGTGATTCATATATTTCACGCAAGAATCCTTCTTGATCAGCTTCTGGAACATTGTTTATTTGAAATAATCTTCTTTGAAGGTTAAAAGTTTCTATGTTGAATTTGTTTGATTCTTTGTATGATAAAGGTCTTACATTTATAACAATTTCATCTTCTTTGATTTTGTTAGAGAATGACGCATGTTTATAATGTTCTAAAATAATTCCTAAATCTGCATCATAATCATTTTCTGATTGACATTTTTTACATGTATGGGTCAGTGATATACTATTGCCATAGGTTGCTACTCTAATAGCCACCACTAGCATTTCTATATCCATACTGGGTAATTCATAAGGATCTGTAATATCTGGACAACAACTTTTAACAGTTCGTGTAATTGCTTCGCCTGACAGTAAAGCATCGGGTGTCTTTAAAATGATTTCATCCATGCCGGTTAATCCATATACAGCTAGATTACTGTGCTTGTTTAAAGAACCGGGCTTATTATAGATTCCTTTAGAAGGTAAATCTACAAATATTTTTGGTTGTCTAAAGTATTGCTGTAAAGGGTTGTTTTCTGCCATTTTAGGCTCCTGATAAATATAGTGTACAGTATTTATATACGCATATTTTCAGGATTTTTTTTATGTCAGATAAAGACGAAATCATTGCCGCAATCAAAGACGGATTCAAAAGTGCCGGAAGCTCTTTTGGCTCTGGAAGTGGAAGTGGAAGTGGAAATATTACAAATTTAATTGGTAATATGGGACTACTAAGTGGAACGTTTGGTACTGTAGTAACCTCGGCAAAATTAGTAGCAAGTGCGTTTCAATCTATTGCAAAAGAATCAGAACAGTTAATAACAAATTTTCAACAAGCGTCTGATACCGGCGTAACATTTACAAAAAATCTTGTAGGTTTCAACATTGCAGTTTTGCAAACTATGATGTCTACAGAAGACTTTGTTAAAGTAATCAATAAAAATAAAATTGGTTTTACTGGACTCGGCGGCGGCATGGAGGAAAGTACAAAAGCATTTGCTCAATTGAGTAAAGAGCTTTCTCAGAGAGATTTTGCAACACAGTTGAGAGATCTAGGATATGACACAGAAGGTTATAATGAGTTGCTGGCTATATCAGCTACACAATTTGGAGCATTAAATTCTAAAATGGGTAGACTAGGCCCTGAGGGTATCGATCGGACTCTTCAAGCAACACGTGATTTAGGACAACAATTATCTTTAGTTGCTGAATTGACTGGCGAAAGTAGAAAAGCCCAGATGGAAGAAATACAAAAATCTAGAGAGAATGAGGCCTTACAAGTAGCATACGATCAATTAGGTGAAGGAGCGAGAGCCGCTTTTGAATCTATGGAAAGTGAACTAAAAGCATTTGGTGTTGGAGACATTAGCAAAGCGATTGTAGCACAAAACGGTAATTTAACACAAAAACAATCAGAACAATTAGCTGTGTTAGGTGCACCTGGTATTCAATTTAGAGATGCATTATTAAATTATACTAAGACAATGGCGTCAGATGCAGAACCTGCGGTCAAAGAAAAAGCAAAAGCCGATTTAAGAGCGGCTGAACAAGGCATTAACGAATTAACAAAAACTAAAGAATTTCAAGACAGAGTAAGATATCAACAGTTTTACACAGATGCAGGCAGCCAAGTGGGAGAATTTTCTTCAAAAGTATCTGCCGCTAATCGAAACATTAACGAAGCTATTCGTGCCGAACAATCAAAAGAAGGCGGAGACAAAAATGCAAGTGTAACTTCTATAATACAGGCATATACGAAAAAAGTAGAAAAAGACGAAGAACAAAGAAAAAATGAAACAGAAGATCAGAAAAAAGAAAGAAAAGCTCAGGAAGAATTATCAAAAGACATGCTTCGCGGACAACAGATATTAAATCAACAGAGTACAATACTACTAGGTGAATTATTAAAACTAGGAGCAAATAAATTAGGTTCTGAAGCTTTGAAATATGATATATCGAGTAAATTAAATCAACAAAAACCGGACGGTAGTCCTAATACATTTAACCCTGACAACATACAGCGTAAGACCGAGGAGATTTTTAATGCAATAACAGATGCTGTAGGTAAAACTATGCCTGCTGGATTTGTTAAAGGCTTAGAAAATGCTACAGACATTATTGCAAAATATGGTAAATCAGCATTCGATTGGGCTTCAGATAAATTAACTGGAAATGTAAAACCCCATGCAACTGGAACTATGGGAGTGTGGGGAGAACTATTTCACGACTTTAATACTAACGGTGAACTGCATCAGTTAGACGGTCGAGAAGCAGTGGTCACCGAAGCCCAATTTTCTAATATTATCAATAGTGTTGCCGGAACTGCAATGAATATTTCAAGCGATATTCAAAAAACTAATAGTAATACTGCCGGAGCTCAAGTTAATCAACTCAATGATGCTCATTTAACTGATATCAAACAACTGCTAGGACAGTTAAATACATTTATGTCACATTTGCCTGAAATTGCCAGCAATACTGATAAACAAATACGTGCCTTAAAAGATCTGCATCCAGATCTTCACGCCTAAAGGATAATCGATGAGTTGGAAAAAATATTTTACACCCGTCCCTGTTAACGGTCAGTTACTAAGCCCTATCAGCGGGCAATCTAGCGGAAACCGTCCAGGACCAGCACGTACAAATTATTCCAGCTATTTGCCAGATGTGTACACTGGTAGTCCAAACCGTATTGAACGTTATGCTCAATACGAAGTCATGGATAGCGATCCAGAAGTTAATGCGGCACTAGATATTCTTGCAGAATTCTGCACACAAAAATTAAAAGATTCTAAGAGTCCATTTGCTATTAAATGGCGCAACAAAGCAACTAACGCTGAAATTAAAATCTTAGGTGAATATCTACAGCAATGGAACAAGCTACAACAGTTTGATACTCGCATGTTCCGTATTGTGCGTAACACATTCAAATACGGAGATGCATTCTTTGTACGTGATCCAGAAAATCAAAAATGGAATTGGGTCGATTCTGCACAAATTATTAAAGTTATTGTAAATGAAAGCGAAGGTAAGAAACCAGAGCAGTTCATTATTAAAGATCTTGCTCCTAATTTTGAAAATTTAGTAGCAACACAGATCACTCCACAAGTTGGACCACGCCAAGGCGGACAAGGATCACAAACTAGCGGTGGAAATTTTGGTGGAAGCACAAGTGGCGGTCCAGGTGGTGGCAAAGGTCCTACTCCAGGCAACACTAGTCGCTTTGGTTTAAATCAAAAAGAATCTGCTGTCAATGCAGAACATGTCATACATTTAAGTTTGTCAGAAGGGCTAGACAACAACTATCCATTTGGCAACAGTTTATTAGAGAATATCTTTAAAGTTTACAAACAAAAAGAATTATTAGAAGATGCTATTCTAATCTATCGTATACAACGTGCTCCAGAACGCAGAGTATTCCACATTGATGTAGGTAATATGCCTCCGCATTTGGCCATGGCATTTGTAGAACGTGTAAAGAACGAAATCCACCAACGTCGTATTCCTTCACAAACAGGTGGAGGACAGAACGTCATAGACTCTGCATACAACCCTCTAAGCATTAACGAAGATTATTTCTTCCCTAAAACTCCAGACGGCAAAGGTTCCGACGTAACAATGCTAGAAGGCGGTAAGAATATTGGCGAGATTGATGACTTGAAGTATTTTACTAACAAGTTATTCCGTGGATTGCGTATTCCTAGTAGCTATTTGCCTACAGGACAAGATGACAGTCAAAGCAATTTCAATGACGGTCGTGTTGGAACAGCATACATTCAAGAACTACGTTTCAACAAATATTGCGAACGTTTGCAAAGTTTGTTAGTTCATATCTTTGATGAAGAGTTTAAACGCTTCATGTATTACAAAGGCATGAACATTGATCCTAATTTGTTTGAATTAAACTTTAATCCACCGATGAACTTTGCAAGTAGCCGTCAAGCTACTATTGATGCAGAGCGTATTAACACCTTTAGTACCATCAGTGCATTGCCTTTCGTGTCAAAACGCTTTGCATTTAAACGTTTCCTAGCCCTAACCGACGAAGAAATTGCAGAAAATGAACGCATGTGGGCAGAAGAAAACGGTCACGGTGAGCCAACTACTACAGATAGTCAAGGTGAATTGCGTGGTGCAGGGCTTAGTGCCGCTGGTATTGCAGGCGATTTAGCTGGTGCAAGCGATATGGAAGCACCTGAAGATATGCAAGGTCCTGAATCTGGTGAAGGTGCAGGTGGTGCAGTACCTCCTAGTACCGGCGGAGCAGGTGTAGCAGGTGGTGCTCAAGGACCGGTTTAATATAAATATAGTATGATCCTACGTGAATTGTTTTATATTGATCCAAGCACTCGTAATGTAGCTAACGACTTACGCTACGAGCCCCATCGTGACGATACTCAATTACATAGAGACGATACACGTAAGACACGTTTAACTCTTAGACAAATCAACGAATTACGCAAAAGCACAGAAGCACACATTCTAGAACAAGAAAAAGAACTAGAATTTATACATGCCATGTATGCAATGCCTGCTCCTGAAGCTGGTGCACCTCAATAATAATAAAACAGTCAAAATTTGACTGTTTTTTGCCTATATCACCCCGTTTTTTTAACATAGGTGTAAATATTACACAGCCTTGTATCTATAACAACAGGAGAATTTAACATGACTGACCGTGCTCAATTTGAAGCCATGCTTGAAGCGTTAATCAATGACGACCAACAAGCGGCAAAAGAAATATTTCATAATATCGTAGTAGGCAAAAGCCGTGAAATCTACGAAGAACTACTAGCAGAAGACTTTGGTATTGCTGGTACAAACAAAAAAGATTCCGGAAATCCATACACAGAAGAGATGGAAGAAAAGGATATGGAAGAAGAAAGCTCCGAAGATGACGGGGAAGACAAAGAAGAAAACCCATTCGGCGGCGATGATGCAGAAGATGATGCAGAAGATGATAGCGATGATGCAGAAGATGATAGCGATGATGCAGAAGATGACGCAGAAGCTGATATGGATGACGCAGAAGATGACGCAGAAACTATCGATCAAGATGCAGGCGACATGGAAGATCGCGTAATGGATCTAGAAGATGCATTAGAAGATCTAAAAGCAGAATTTGAACAGCTATTGGCTGGTGAAGAACACGAAGAAGAAAACGAGCCAGGTATCCATGGTGATGGCGCTCCAATGCACGATTTAGGTGCTGAGATGGGTGGTGACATGGGTGGTGACGATGATCATGAAATGGGCGGTTTAGATGAACTAGCTCACATCATGGAATACGTTAACAAGATCGGTGCTCCATACGAATCAGGCAAAAACATTGCTGGTTCAACAGAAGGCGCACACGTTGGTGCTCAAGCTGGTTCAGTTACAAGCAACATGTACAAGAAAAGTGCTATCGACGGACACATGGTAAACAACATGGGCGGCACTTCAGAAAACATTGCACAGAATCATGTAGAAGTAAAAGGTGATGCTGGCACAAGAGCTGGTGGAACTAAAGGTGGTTTAGCTGATCCAAGCAATCCAAAACCATTAATCGGTGATACAATGAACCGTCCAGGTGGCGATGCTGGTAAGAAAGCGTTCCGTGATCGTCAAAATGGTTATGGTGGTGTAGACAGTAGTGGCAATCAGAAAAAAGCACAAGGTAAAGAAGTAGGTGCTAAAGATTCTAATGGCCGTGGCGAAAGCAACACACAAAGCGTTTTACGTGCTCGTAAATAATTAAAAGAGACTATTAAAAGTATGTCTTTATACCTCCGAGAGAATCTCAGTTTCAACGAAGCAAAAATGATCGTTGAATCTGATGACAAAGATGGGAAAAACTTGTACATGTCCGGGATTTGCATCCAGGGCGGTATTAAAAACGCCAACCAGCGTGTTTACCCTGTTAATGAGATTGGCAAGGCTGTTAAGACCCTTAACGATCAGATTCAAAACGGTTATTCAGTTCTCGGAGAAGTGGATCATCCAGATGATCTAAAAATTAACCTGGACCGTGTGTCACACATGATAGTTAATATGTGGATGGACGGTCCTAATGGTTACGGGAAGTTGAAAATACTTCCAACACCAATGGGACAACTAATCAAGACGATGCTAGAAAGCGGAGTCAAGTTAGGTGTTTCAAGTCGCGGATCCGGAAACGTCAAAGATGACGGATCCGGTGAAGTATCAGATTTTGAGATTATCACAGTAGATATGGTAGCTCAACCTAGTGCTCCTGGAGCATATCCCACACCAATTTATGAACACCTGATGAATAATCGCGGTGGTCTAAGTGCCTTGCGTATAGCGGAAGAGGTGAAAGGGGATCCTAAGGCACAGAAATATCTCAAAGAGAGCTTATTAGCAATAATAAGCAGACTCCAATAACAAGGAGAATCATATGTTGGATGCACTAAAAAGTTTATTTGAAAACAATGTGATTTCTGTAGAGATTAAAGAGTCAATTGAGAAGGCGTTCGAAGCTAAGGTTAACGAAGCTAAGGAAACAGCCGCTCAACAATTACGTGAAGAGTTTGCACAAAAATATGAACACGATAAAGCAACAATGGTTGAAGCAATTGATCGTATGATCACTGATCAACTAGCTGTTGAAATCGTAGAATTTGCCGATGATCGCAATCAACTAGCTGAGATGAAAGTCAAGTATGCTAAGAAGATGAAGAAAGATGCTGAGATGATGAAGGAATTCGTTACTCGTCAACTAGCTCAAGAAGTTCGTGAACTTCATGAAGATCAAGTAAGAATGGCAAATAAGTTTGGCGTGTTAGAACAATTTGTAGTTGAGGCTCTAGCTCAAGAAATTACAGAGTTTGGTCAAGACAAGAAGGATTTAGCAGAAACTAAAGTTCGCTTAATCCGTGAAGGTCGACAAGAAATCAAGAAGGTAAAAGAGCAATTTGTAACTCGTGCCGCTAAGATGGTTCAAGGTGTTGTAAGCGAAGGACTACGTTCTGAAATTACATCATTAAAAGAAGACATCGAAACAGCTCGTCGTGCAGATTTTGGTCGCAAGTTATTTGAAGCTTTTGCTCACGAATATCAAGCGTCTTACCTAAATGAAAAATCGGAAACATCTAAATTACTCAAGGTTATAGACCTGAAAGATCAAGCTATGCAAGAGGCCGCTAAGGCAGTCGTACAAGCTGAGCAAATCCTAGAAAGTAAAGATGCAGAGATCCGTGCTTTGAAAGAAGCTAAAGAAAGAAAAGAAATCATGAGTGAATTGTTGGCGCCACTTAACAGTGAGCAAAAGCAAATCATGAGCGAGTTGATGGAGTCTGTGAAAACAGAACGTCTAAACGAAAGTTTTGAAAAGTACTTGCCAAGCGTTATCAATGGTAATGTTAGCAAGACTCCGCAGAAGAAACAGGCACTAGTAGAGGCTAAAGAAATAACCGGAAATAAGATTTCCAACAACCAAAATAGCAGTGGGTTAGATGGTGACAGTAGCAATATTGTTGACATTCGTAGACTTGCTGGACTAAAATTTTAAGGAGAAATTTAAATGTCAGAACTATTAACAGGACGTTGGGCAGAAACTAAGGAAGCCCTATTAGAAGGCTTACAAGGCACAAAAAAATCAGTAATGGGTGTAACCCTAGAGAATACTCGCAAGTATTTGATGGAATCTCCAACTGCTGGTGCCACTTCTGCTGGTAACGTTGCAACTTTAAATCGCGTGATTCTTCCAGTAATCCGCCGCGTTATGCCTACCGTTATTGCTAACGAATTAGTAGGTGTACAACCAATGACTGGTCCAGTAGGACAGATCCACACATTGCGTGTGCGTTATAGTGATACATCAACTGGTGCTAACGTACTAGCTGGTGAAGAGGCATTGAGCCCATTCAAGATTGCTAGTTCTTATTCTGGTAACGCTAACGACGCTTTTGCTAAGGCAGCTTCAACAGCTACTTTAGAAGGTGTTGCTGGTAACCGTTTAAGTATTCAAATCTTGAAGCAAACTGTTGAAGCAAAAACCCGCAAGCTATCAGCTCGTTGGACATTTGAGTCAGCACAAGATGCTCAAGCACAACAAGGTATCGACGTTGAAGCAGAAGTAATGGCTGCTTTAGCACAAGAAATTACAGCTGAAATCGACCAAGAAATTATTTCTTCATTGATTTCTTTAGCTGGTACTGCAACACAAACTTTTGATCAGTCACAAGTTTCTGGTACTGCAACATTCGTAGGTGACGAGCATGCCGCTCTAGCTGTTCAGATCAATCGCGTAAGCAACTTGATCGCTCAAAGAACACGTCGTGGTGCTGGTAACTATGCTGTTGTAAGCCCATTTGCATTAACAATTCTACAATCTGCTACTACTTCAGCTTTTGCTCGTACAACAGAAGGTACATTTGAAGCACCTACAAACACTAAGTTTGTTGGTACATTAAACAATGCAATGAAAGTGTATGTTAACAGCTACGCACAAGATGCTACACCAATCCTTATCGGATACAAAGGTGCAAGTGAATCAGATGCTCCTGCATTCTATTGCCCATATATTCCTTTAATGAGTTCTGGTGTTGTTCTTGACCCATCAACATTTGAACCAGTCGTTTCATTCATGACACGTTATGGTTATGTTGAGTTGTCAAACACTGCATCATCTCTAGGTAACGCCGCTGACTATTTAGGTCTAGTTGCTATCACTGCCGCTAACGTTAAGTTCAGCTAATCTGATAACCAAGAGGTTAATTAGTAAATTAAAAAGTCCACTTCGGTGGACTTTTTTTTCGGTAAATATATGATGACTACCACACAATTTTATAATCCGCAAACAGTTACAAATGTTAATGTATTAAATGAAATCATTAATACTCCTAGTATTGATTGGCAGTTTAATAAGATTATATCAGAAAATAATTATGCAACAAGCAAACAACCGTTGTATACCATTAGTGGTATGTGGATGGAAAAGTTTCTTAGTAATACAAGTCAACTGTGGCTGACTAATTTAAAAATTCCATTGAAGGCAACCGCAGTACAGGGTATAGAATTTAAATTAAATCTATTACGTGCAGGACGAATTGAAGATTTAGTAATACAATTAACACTGGGAGGTAATCTTATTGGAAATAATTATGCCAGTTTAATTAATCCTGTACAAAGTAATATGTATACAGGTGGAGGTCCTAACGATATTCCGCTAGTACCTGTGGGTGATTTTAATATATATGGCGGTCCTGCAGATTTATGGGGCACAACTGGGCTTACAGCGGCCAACATTAGTGATCCTACATTTGGAGTTGTAATTAGTTTTAAAAGCAACAGTATATACCCTCACAGAGACACAGCTTATATAGATCAAGTAGGTGTAAGAGTTACCTACGCATAAATACATAGTAACAACTCACATGGGGTGAGTTTTATGCAGAAATCCAACTGCGTACGGCCTAGAACGCCGTGTTTTTCATAAGGAGAAAACAAAATGGGACGTCCTCTTAATAAAAAGTACTTTGGCTCACGTAATGCGTCAGCATCAGGTACATATAGCCGCTCTGCCGCAGTTGATGCCGGCATTGGTGGTTCAAATATTGCAAGTCTTGCAACAGGCGGTACACTAACAGGTTATACATCTGGTGCTCCAAGTTTATCAATCTTTGGTCCACAACTTGCTAACGGTGTACAAGCTACAGCAGTTGCAGTTTTAACAGCGGCCGCGGCCAGTGTTACAAGTGGTGGTACAGGTTATCCAGCATCAAGTACATTTACAGTTTCAGTAACTGGTACAAATGTTCAAGGCGGTGGTACAGCAGTATTGAACGTTACAACAAACGGTTCTGGCGTTATTACAACAGTTAACTCAGTAACTTCAGGCGGTACATGGACTGGCGCAACATCAGGTGCAACAGCTTTAACGGCAGTTGGTAGTACATTTACATCGGCCGCTACATTCACACTAACATCATTCACAATTACAAGTTATTCATTAACTAACAACGGTGGTGATGGTTATTTAGATTCTGCAG